ATAGGTTGAAGTCGCGAACTGGATGACACCGAGAAATAAACATAGTGACTAAGGGTTAACCCTATTGTTATTGTGTGTGCAATAAAGTATCATAACAACTTATAATATATCAATGAAGGGTATCAATGGCAACTTGGGCGGAACTCGGTATTGACTTGCGCGGACATTCATCCGGCGAGGTTAAGACTATTTGCCCGAAGTGTTCGCATACCCGCACCAAGAAATCCTATCCATGTTTGAACGTGAACATCGACAAGGGTCTCTTTAACTGTTGGCACTGCTCGTGGTCTGGCGGTGTCGGCACCGGAGCGTACATGCAGCAAATCAAGAAGACGTATCGCAAGCCAGAGTTTCGTCCGACCGTGATGAGTGATCCCGCCCTGGCCTGGTTGGCTACACGTGGCATCACCCCTGAAGTGGCGGCTCGCAATCAGCTGTCGGTTGCAACCAAGTACATGCCTCAGATCGAGGCGGAAACCAAGTGCATGGCGTTCCCTTTCCTCAAGGCAGGAGAGATTGTCAACGTCAAGTACAGATCACCCGACAAGTATTTCACCCAAGAGAGTGGCGCTGAGAAGACTTGGTACAAGTATGACGACATCGATCCCAAGTGCACGATCATTACCGAGGGCGAGTTTGATGCGCTCTCGTTCGAGGTGGCCGGTCATCGGCATGCCATTTCTGTACCTGATGGTGCGCCCTCCATCGAGAGCAAGTCGTTCGATAAGAAGTTCACATACATCGATGTGGAAGATCCAGCCATCGAGGCAGTTGAGAAGTTCATCCTGGCGGTGGACAACGATGCTCCCGGCAAGAAGCTCGAAGAGGAACTGGCGCGTCGTCTCGGCAAAGAGCGTTGCTACCGGGTCAAGTGGCCTGAGGGATGCAAGGATGCGAATGATGTTCTCGTCAAGCTGGGCAAAGAGGTACTCGCAGATCTTGTCCAGTATGCAGAACCGTACCCGGTCGATGGCATCTTCGAACTCGAGTCATTCGGCAACGACCTCGACAACATCTACGAGAACGGATTACCCGCGGGGCTGACCACTGGGTGGGACAACCTCGATGATTTCTACCGCCCGATGGAAGGGCAGTGGACGTTGGTCACGGGTGTGCCAGGCATGGGCAAATCGGAATGGCTCGATGCGTTGGCGATGAACCTGACCAAAGAGCACAACTGGATGATCGGCGTGTGCTCACCAGAGAATCAGCCCATCACATTCCATGCCGCCAAGTTGATGGAGAAGTACGCAGGTAAGCGTCTGCACAAGATGTCCAAGCCTGAGTACGACGAGGCGAAAGAATGGGTCAACCACTTCTTCAAGTTCATCCTGCCTGAAGACCGCACCCTGGATTCAGTACTGGCGAAAGCCAAGCTGTTGGTCAGGCGCTACGGAATGCAGGGAATGATCATCGATCCATACAACGAGATCCTCCATACCAACCGCAAGGATGGCGTGAGTGAGACCGAGTATGTGTCCGAGTTCTTGGCGCAGATCCGTGGCTTCGCTCGTTCGATGGGCATTCACATCTGGCTCGTTGCTCACCCAACCAAGTTGCAGAAGGGCGTGGATGGCAAGTACCCCGTGCCTACTGGCTACGACGTGGCGGGGTCTGCTCACTTCTTCAACAAGGCCGATAATATTATTGCAGTACATCGGGACAAGTCGAACCCTGATGCGTATTCAGAAGTGCACATCCAGAAGATCCGATCGCGTTGGCTTGGTCAGCTTGGTCATGTCTGCTTGCAGTGGGACAAACACTCTGGTCGATTCACCGTACCGCCAGGTCATGGCGATGCGTTCATCCGATAGGACACAACATGACAACAGAACTGAAAGCAGCTGCGGCTGAGCACCATAGAGACGATGCGGTAGCTGACGCTTACACCTACATCACGCAGTTCCACAACGATCCAACCACAATGGAGATACACGCGCTGCGCAATACCAACCAATCGCTTGCAGCACGAGTCATTGAGTTGCACAAGAAGATTGATGAGCTGCACCACGAGATGGATGACTTGCGCCGAGGTAAAGAACGTATGCGCAGGGAGCGTGACGAGCTGAGCCTGCTGATCATTCAGATGCGCAAGCGAATCGCAGACATCATGCACTCGTCGTTGGATGATTTGAAATGACCAAAGAGAAAGTCAAGTTCACCAAGAAAGGGGTGAAGGTATACGCCGATGGTGGTTACAACCACAACGTCGAGTTGCTGGCGCATGTTAGGGATACAGGTAACGGATTCATTGCGCGGTTCCCCAGCTACTGCAGCACGGCGCAAGACAACTACGTTTGCCTTGACTACTCCGATGCTGAGCATCTGCGCACAGCGTTGAACGCGCTGCACAAGAAGGACAACGGGTTTGACTTATAGAAACCGGAAACTCCTCGATCTGGCACGTGATCAGGCATGCGTGATGTGTGGCGCCCAAGATGGAACGGTGGTGGCTGCTCATTCAAACCTGCAGGAACACGGCAAGGGGATGGGGCTCAAGGCGCACGATGGTATGGCGGCATGGCTGTGTCACCGCTGCCACTCGCAGCTGGATCAGGGTAAGGCGATGACAAAGCACGAGAAGAATGTGTACATGCTTCAGGCTATTTGCCGCACGTATATGCACATGTGGGATCAACAATTGATTGAGGTAGTACGCAAATGACAGTGATTGCATGGGACGGAAAGACACTCGCGGCTGATAAGCAAGCGACCGAGGGTGGGCTGCGGCAGGTGACAACCAAGATCATGTTGGTTGAGAAGGGCAAGTTCAAAGGACATCTGCTGGCTGGCGCTGGTTCCTCGTCCCAAGCAAACATGCTGATGGCGTGGTTCGTACAAGGCGCTGACGCTGAGTGTTTCCCCAAGTATCAGGACACCGATGATTTATCGGCTGCGCTGCTGGTCATCACGCCAAGCAGAGAGATCCTGCGCTACGACTTCAACCCCATCCCGGTTGTATTCCACGACGAGAAGTACGCCCTGGGAACTGGACGCGAGGTGGCTATCGGCGCAATGGCAATGGGCGCTACCGCAGTTGAAGCGGTTGAGATTGCATCACGGCTGTGCTCAGGCTGCGGCATGGGGATCGACAGCATCACGATGAAGAAGGGGAAGAAGTGATGGACATCGAACGGATCATGCACGAGTACCGCACTCGAGTTGCGGAGTACTCCAAGGCTAGGGCTAAGCGCACCTACGTGGAGGAATTCAAGAAGTCCAAGTTCGCCATCCTGATGAAGGAGGCAGAGCGCCAAGGTTTCAAGACGGCAGCTGCGCAGGAACGTGAGGCGTATGCGTGCCAGGAATACATCGATCTGCTGGATGGATTGCAAGCTGCAGTCGAGGCCGAGGAAAGATTGAGGTACGACATGAAGGCGTTGGAGATGCAAGCGGAAGTGTGGCGAACCCTGCGTGCGGACGAGCGCTTCGAAAGGAAATCGTATGGCGCTTAGTGATCCGCGTAAACGTAACCCCCGTGCTGTGCTGAACAAGTCGGGCGGCTACTACCCGCCTTGCTTCAACAGCTCCCGTGAATACAGCCAGTGGGTATTGCTGCTCAAGGTGAGTAACGCTGGCGTGAACTTGGGTTACTGCGTTGACTGCACTCCCGACTACAAGATGGAGATGATGTGCGAGGGCAGGTGTTCGCATCCTGAAACTCAATTCATCGTGCGCCGTAACAGTCTGGAGCGTGACGAACTGGAAGTGATTGGCGTGTCCGATGAGAGTTATTACTGGACGCAGGTGTCGCAGGGTGCGGCTGTGATTGATGGTGCAAACGATGGCAAAGATAAACAGCAGAGCTAAGGGCAAGTCTGCAGAAAGGGAACTGATCAGCGAACTGAAGCAGCTGCTCCCGGCTGAGATGACCAAAGACCTGGAGCGCAACCTGGAACAGACACGAGGTGGAGGGCACGACATCATTGGGCTGGCTGGCTGGGCACCCGAGGTCAAGCGGTATGCGCAGGTGCTGCCCGCAGATCTCGCCTCGTTCTGGGAGCAGACAACAACCCAAGCACGGAACGATCGGTCACGGCCTGCGTTGTTCTTCCGCGAGGATCGCAGGGAATGGCGAGTGGTACTGCGAGCAACCGACCTAATGGGGATTGAGTCTGAGAACAGCGACGACCTAGACAACACGGTGCAGGTGTCGCTGCCTTTCTTTACACGCTTTGCGGAGAGACTTCGCTATGTTCAAGAGTCCTGATCAAGCGTTGGCATTCGCATTTCGCATGCGTCATAGCCACGTCGTGAGCCTGCCATCTGGCACGTACCTAGCGCAGAAGACAGACCATCAACACTCGAGCGATCGGCTGACCCAGTACGACCTGCATGCTCAGGCTGGGATGATCTTCAGCTGGCTTTCCAGACGCCCGGAAGAAGATCAGATCTACGCTTTCTATCTGCACGGAACGATCAGGGAACGTCGCGTGGCGGCTTCGCTAATCATCCGAAGGAATAAGGAGCGCTTGGCTGGGTACAAACTTTCACATGTGCAACTACGGAATGCTGTGTTGGGAAGATCGGTGCGTGATGTCTCTGATGCTTCAGGACTTTCGCAATATAAGGCGTGGAGGTTACGCCGAGATCTCGCGGAGATCTTTGAACCGATTCAAGAGCGGCTGATGACAGCGATGCAAGATGAGTTGATCTCATCAAACACCGCTGTTTAGCCTAGATGATAGAGAGTTATGATGGCTTCGCAGTCTCCCGACTGTACCCTTCATACCTCTCTCGGAGGTTTCACCCCAGGTCTCATAACCCTGGGGTATTTTTTTACTCAGCTTGTGCTAGCTCTGCTTGCATCTTGGCTAGCTTCTTACGTGCATGCGTCAGCTTCAATGAGAAACTGAGCGCACGCTTCCATGCTTCCGACTTCGGCTTACCCTTGAGTGCAGTCGAGATCTTCTGCCGCACCTCTGGGCTATGCGTTGAGCCGGGCTGTCTGCCACCTCGACGCTTGGGCTGAGCCTTCACCTCAGGTTTAACTTTCACCTGCAGCTCAGGCTGAGTGACGATCGCCTTTGGTGGACGACCGCGGCGCTTCTGTATCTGGTCACTCTTGATCTTGTATGTACGCTCATACAGATCAGACATGGCAAGCAGCTGCCCCTCAAAGGTGCGATGCTCTTTGGCAGCAAGTGTTTCGATACGTGCGATCGTTTCTTTCTTCAGTGCGTGCATGGTATTACTCCTTAGTTAACTGCTGGGCTGGAATCAAATGGATTCATCTTGTTGTCTAGCATGTAATGGAACAGCGCGAAGTAGCGCCGTCTATTGGTTGCTCCTCCAAGACGACGCACTACGTGATCCGATCCTCCAAGACGACGCACTACGTGATCCGATATTTCCATGAACTTTTCGCGAGACATCATCAAGACTGTCTTGTTATTCCAAGTCAGCTTGACGTGTGTTCCGCCGTTAGCTGTTGATAAGTTCGCTCCGGCACGGAACTTGGAGAACTCAGGTAATTCGTACTCATCGATTGCTTTGACTGCGCGTTGATAGAAAATCATGCTGTTACTCCTTCAAGTTTGATGTCTGCAAGGGCGCAGAGTTCAGGTTCCATTTCTTCCCAGATCTCGCAGATGAGATCGGCTGCTTCACCAACATCCTCGTTCACCATCTTTGAGATACCAGCGGCATTGAAGATGCTGTTGCGTTCGTTGCCATAGATCTCATAGATGAAACGCATGGCTGACATTGGACTGTTGTCGATCCAGTCAAGCGCACCTTGGAATCCGCCCAGCTGTACTGCGTTGTAGCTGTTGCGAATCAGACGCTTGAACTGTTCCGTCGATAGCTTCGGTGCCTCGTAACTTTTGCTGCGCTTCTTACGCTGCTTGGTTTTCTTAGACACCTGAGCTGGCGCTGGCTTCGCTTGCATCTCACGATCCATGCGATCCCATTCACGCCACGTTGACGAGCTGGCGTAGCGCGAATCCCAGAACTCTGATTGAGTCTGCGCTGGATACTTGGGCTGATAGCTGTTCGGTGTGTACGCACTTGGTGTGTACGGCTTGACCGGAGCTGGCGGCTTGCCATATCCAAACTTGTATGGTGTCCAAGCGTAGGTGTTGGAGTACCAAACATCATCGTGAACAACACCGCTGCTCTTGTTGATGATCACAGAGTCGCCATCCTGATTCATGAAGGCGAACTTGTTGCTGTACCCAATGTGATTTGCGATCAAGTCTTGGAACCCAGGGTTGAATATCAGATTGGGATTCTCTTGCAGCATGGGCTTCAAGAAGTTCTGGATGTAATGCCAGGTGTCTGACATCTTCGGATCTTCTTTGTTGCCGGTAGACAGGATGCCGTTGTGCGCCATCCAGATACCGGGCACAACCTCATACGGGTGGCAATTGGCGATGTCGATTGCGCCGTGTGTCTTCATGCGGAAGTGGATGATCGCTTCGTTACCAGCTACCTGATCGTTGTACAGGTCTTCGATCTCCTGCATGTTGCCAATCGACTTGATGACTTCGACTGAATCGCCACGCTTGACGATAGCTCCGAAGCCATCGGGGTTCTTGCTGTAGAAGTCGAGTAGCTGCTCGTAGCTGAACGTTGTATTGGCGGGGTGGTGAATAAGAATGCACATGAAATACTCCAGTAAAGTTAAGTTGATTAAGCTGCAATGCGTTGTGACTGCTCATCATCTGAGCTGTCGTTGAGAGACAAATAGCTGCGCAGATATTTAGTATCTGCCCTGTTATCTGTGGACAAAATGAATTGCTTGAACCCAAGCGAGTTGAAGTCCCGCATGGATACGACACCTGGTGTGCAGAACTCGCAGACCGCATTGACAAACTCAAGCGCAGCCATGATTGACTCGTACCGTAGAGAGCCGCGGAAGATACGGAACTCCACTGTCTTGTCACCGCTTACGTTGAGCGCTTCGTAGCGATCGCCAGTTGCCTTGCCATGTGGCGTGAACTTCGCCATCTCTGGCTTGAACCTTGAATAGCCAGACTGATAACGACGTGCAATCTTCTTGATCAAAGACTCATTGCGAACGTCGTTGAGGAACGACTGCATCCGGTAGATCTGTGCTTGTGACAGATACTCCCGACCGACGTGGACGTGAAACCCGCAGCTGCCACCCTCGTGGGATCGCATGCCTTTCTTCACGTCCTTGTTATTCAGAAACGCTGCGAACTTCTCAGCGTGTACATCCAGGCCAGCTGGCTGAGTGATGATCTCGAAACCGCCCGATCCAATCGAACCGTCGCGTTCGAAGAAGCAGTACTCACCGACTTGACCTGACGGATTGAGTACGTCATGCACCCGGCCAGCACCGTTCGATGCGCTGCCAGTCGTGACCTGAACCTCCAGCTCGCAACCGAACGCACGACGATTGGACTTGAACCAGGTTGACTCGATCAGCTTGAAACCCTTGCGCTTGCTACTGTGGTAGTCAGCGATCAGATTTCTGTATGGCGACCAGTCGTTGTGGTGCCAGAGCTGACGTGCTTCATTGAATGTGAAGTGAGGATGACGACGATCGACGGTAACCGTTTCGCCATATTGATTGAATGCAGATACAACAAACTCTGGAAGTACAAAGTTGTTGTTGTATGAGCTGACGACGCGCGTGCCGTCATTCAGCAGTGTTGTTGCGCATGTCTGGCAAACGCCCTCGTTGTGACCAAACCCTTCAGCTGAACCACTCAGAAGAATCACGTCGCTAGTGAAGTGACCGCAGCTGGCGCGAGTTACACCTGCGCGGCTTGCTATACCGATGACGAACGATCCGTCACCAGCCTCTTCGAATTCAACGAGGCTCTGTTGAAAGAAAGTCGAGACGTTCCGGCTTTCTTCGATGCGCATGAACTGAAGCACCAGCTTCAAGCGACGTGCACCCAGGGGAGCGCTCTTGCTTGCGAGTGATGCAACCGCCAGCATCTCATCGACGAAGCTGTTATCGACCGTGATCATTAGCTTCTTGATCAACAACAGCCAGCGATTGGTATGAATCCGAGCTGACGATGCGCGTGACATCGACTTGATGATGCGCTTGGTTAAGAGGTTGAGGAACGTGGTGCGTTCCAGCTTGCCTGCGATGAGGCGTGAACGTGCATAGCGATACATATCCATGATTGAAACTCCTAAGTGTGGGAAAGAAAGAGGAGGCGACTGCCGCCCCCGTAGGGATTAGGCGGTAGGCGCCGGTGTTAATTTGGTATCGGGAAGTGGGAGGATGCGAGCTTTGCCAACTGATCCCGATCTAGCGGACTTCTTAAAAGCATCGAGCAACGTGAAGTTCATCTGCGCAGATATGTTTGCCCAGAAGTTTTCAAAGTCTTCATTGTCATCTCGGCAGAAGACTGCATCTCCTCCTCTGTTGTAAATGTCGTTGAATACTTCGTCGTCATCATCGATGTCGTAGCTGTACCCGTTGTCATTCAGCAGGTCACGCAGCAAAGCGCCATCTGCTGTGAACGGTTCGTCAAATGCACGTTCGATTCTTTGCAATACATTTGAGTCACTCATTTGTTTAACTCCTCAAGAACCTGGTCAGTCTTCTTGTCGAGCGTCTTGCCCCACTCGAGAATCTCTTTGACTGTTTTCTCAGGCATGTTGTAGGCATCAGCCATCGTGCTCAGACCCAGGTCAGTCATCTGTGCCAGCTGCCCGAGCACACCGTGTATCGCTGCATCAGGTGCTTCACGGTTAGCGATGATTGAGATGAGACGACCGAGGTGAAAGGACATATGCACGAACGAAACAGCCCGTGCGTACGGCTCTCCTTGGATAGCCTTGATACTGTCTATCGTTTCCTGGATAGATGTTTGCAAATCAGAAATAAGTTTGTCTTTACTCATGTTGAACTCCAAAGATTAAGAAGAATGAAGAGGCGACTCATCCCCTTCACGGAGTGAGGGGTGAGTTGCCGGGGTGTCGAGGGTTAACTGCCATTGGTAATGGGGGAAGTTGCCAACGTTGCTGCCGTTGCAAAGGCCGGTGATGACGTTGCCGATTGCATCATCCAGCTGCCAAAGCTCATCGACTTCGATGTTGATGGTGAGTTTCATGTCTGACACCCCTCATAGACAGCTACGTTGCGAACAATCTGAACGCGGCTGGAAAGGTGAGGCATAGGCTGAGCTACGCCCGTTGCGAGATCGACCAGAAAGAATGGGCGCTCATCGTCATACAAACCATGCAACAGGCCAGGTCGGCCAGCTCGTTTGCCCTTCTCGTTGAATACAGAAACGAGATACAGCGCAGGCAACAACTCGCCGCATGAATCCGTAATGCGAACCACATCTCCAGCTTGTGCGTGGCAAAGCTTCGGTAATGCTGTGTTGATAACGATCATGTTGATTTCTCCTCGACAAAGACAACCTCAGCAAAGAGATCGTCGTAAGGCACGTTCTGATATGCCTTGGTTAACGCCTTGCGACCAGCATCAGCCTGGTCTTCGGCTTCGATGTCCATGTACACGGACGCTTCGTAGTGAACTTGCACGTTGAACTTCATTCCATCCTCCTGTTGAAATACTTGGAGCACTCGACTGCTACGTTGTCGGTCATCTCAACCGTTCGGTAATACAGCCAGTCAGGCCCGTCGTTAAACGCTTCGTTGGCACGACAGAACTCAGTTGCTCTTTGTTCTGTGGTGAATACTGCGATGTGCATGTCGCCATCCATGCCATCGTTAACGCATACGTACAGCTTCATTCCTCCACCTCCAATGGCCAGGCACGATCGCCATAACGATGCAGCCCAGAAGCCAACGCTGCTACATCAGCTGCTTCCATAGATTCGTAGAGGTACCCGTAGTGATGACCAGGAATCGTGCAATACCGATTGATCCAGTACGTCTTCTTGACTGGAGCCATGACGAATCTGTTTTTCATATCGTCGAGCGTTCGTACAGCGGGGAACTGATCGTTCAATTGGTACATAACAGTCTTGGTTTGCTCATCAAACGCAATGACGCGTCCGATGGAACGTGCACCTGAGATAGTTGGATTGAACGAAATTTGTGCGCCAGCTAAAGCGGCTGTGAGATTGAAAGGTTTCATGTGTTACTCCTTGAGGTCAGGGAAAGGGATCTTGGTTAACTCACCGATTTGCACCGGCTTCTTGCGGGTACTGCGTTCGATCTCGATCATGCGTTGGATCGAATGAGGGCGACCTGTCTCGGCGTTGATGTACCAAGGCGTGCCGCCTCCGCCACCTCCAGATGTGCCGCCGCCACCTCCAGCTCTGACCCGAACAACGTCTCGGCTGAGGATCTGCTGAAGAACTGTCATTTGCCGCCTCAGTTCTGATGGAGCAGTTGCAACTGGTTCGTCGTTGTTTTGAAAGCTGTCTGTGATGGGGTTGTAATAAAGCGGCATGCTTCCTCCTTGCACGGAAAGATCCAGCGATACGGCAGCGCTGGTATTGAGAGTGAATCGCAAGTGCGGAGCGCTGAAAAGAACTCAACACTCCGCACCTGCGTGTTAGACGAACAGAGAGAAAGACAAAAACAAAACTACGATTGACGCCAGACCGAGCAGTCCACCCAAGACAACCTTGACTGGGTGAATACGCTCAGGTTCGTAAGGCACATAGCCTCGATCGAACTCACGGATGGAGCGACCTGCGAAGTTGGGTGAAGAAAGATCAGGGTGATGTTTAGGCCAGTTGCTCATGGTTGAACTCCAAAGTAAGCGAGAAGGGTTGCGACGGCGGCGAGCTTGATGGTGAGAAGAACCAAGATCTCGGTGATTTCTGCGTTCATATTAACTCCATTGGTTGATACTGCAACAGTACTGCTGATACTCGAAGGTGCAAAGAGCCGGAAACCCTTGGCGCAAAACACCTCCGATGTATCGAGAACACGTAGAGGAGAACTACTGCTGCTTGTTAGAAGTGAAGTGAGCACGAAGAAGAGCGACAGCCTCGTGAACCTTAGCGTCATGTGTCTTGGCAAGTCCCAAGAGAGCCAAAGCTTCAAGCACCTTGGTTGACATCTCCAGTTCACCGCAAGTCATGCGTGTGAGTACGCGACCTCCAGTATTCTTGAGATGCTCTTTATCCCGCTTAGATGCAGGAGCGTTACGGATGATGCACGATGCTTCCCAGGACGTGGTTGGCATCTCGTTAATGGAGATGAGGCTGCGATCAATCAGAGCGTTGATGCGGTTGATCTGAGCTTGTGTAGCTGCGCGAACGGTGTTGTTTTCGATAGTCATGATAAGAACTCCAGGTAGTTGAGAGGTAAAAAGAAAGAAAGAAGCAACTGCCCCCTTCAAAGCGAAGCGTGGGGGCAGGTGCTGGTGAGGAGAGTTACTGCTGTAGATCGAAAAGAAACTGGTTGTAAGGCTCAGAGTCAACAGGAAGAACCGCGAAGTCATCAGACATGTGATTCATCTCCTCCAGTTCCTCTGCGTAACACCAAGTTCCATCAGCCCATACAAGAATGTCTTCGCTGTTCATATCAAACTCCTTTAGAAAATAGAGGCGACCACCTCCTTCAAAGCGAAGCGTGGAGGTGGTTAGCCGGAGGGGAAATCTGGGAGGAGTCAGTGAAGGAAAAGGCTAGGAAAATCAGAGAGGTATGCAACGATTAACAGACGCGAGACCGAGATCTGGAGAAGCGACATCTCATCCCCCGAGTGACAATAAAGGGAAATGCGTCACATATCTGGTACAGAAAGCCCCGAAACCCGCATTAATGCTGGCTGAGCTACTGATTAGTAGCCAGTAAACGTATAGGAACAGCCCTGATCTCCGACATGGCACCCCGGTACGGGCCAATGAACGATCGGTACGGGGGTAGTGAGGCTCCAGCTGTATCACCTACACACGCACGTGACTCATCTTTCACAGACCTGTACACAAATCACGCTTTTCTGTACACATCACCCGGGACATGTACAAAAAACGCTGTTTTATCGACACGTCGTGTAACTTATAAGTTACCGTAATGCCTGTTTGTGTACCTTATATGTTGCATTTCACCAGATATGGCAGCGGAAAGAGAGCAATCGAGTATCGCGACTGCACTCTCGCTGCCGTTTTCCCTTCGGGAGTTGGACTTTGACAGGAAGGTCACCCCCGTCTGGGGCGCAGGAGCGTGATACCGGGGGTATTAACGGTACCTACGCTGTATTATTCAAACGATATGTGCTATTATTCAGCTAATCTTGCACAATACTGTGCATATCTAGCATCGAATAGAACCCCTCACGCCTCTTTACTGTGATACGCGCCCATGATCGGGACGGAAACGCGCACCCCGAGGGGTCTTTTATTGCGGAGTGGCGCAGCAGCAGCGCACCGGACTCATAATCCGGGGGTCGGAGGTGCAATTCCTTCCTCCGCAACCAGGAAACACGGCTCCAGCCTCTGCGTTTTGTACGCTGGAGTTCTCTATGCAGTTTCCAGCAGGCGCTCCAAAGCCTGTTTTACCTGAGTGACACCGCCAGATACCGGCGTGTAGGGCACCTTCGAAGCTTTCAAGACCGCATCGTGCGCATGGGAGAGGAATCCCACCATGCCGATCGCCGCGTCTGCATGCGCGAGCATGGACTTCAAGGTGTCGTTGGACTGATCCTTCGACCAGAACCGTATATCGAGCTTGTCTTCAAAGGCGGCTTCAATCGTTTTGGCTTGGGAGTTGAGCGTTCCAGCGACGATCACCCGCGGCAGTTTCACTCGACTGGGATGCGCCATCCGTCTGATGGCGGGAAGCGAAGAGATGGGGCTGTCGTTAAACAGGCTCACCAACTCCGGCTCTCTCATGGCGCTCCTGATGGCCTTAGCCAGGATCTTGCCGACAAACGCGGCAATGACATCCTCCAGGTCATCACGGGCTTTTTGTTCAGTGTGCTGAACCGCCTGCTGGAGTTTTTCTTCGCACGAATCTTTCTGCTGGTGTTCCATCTCTCGGATCCTGGCGGGTACACCGTCGGTGAACCAGGGTACCTGGGACAGGGCGGCGATAGTTCTGCGCCGGTCTTTCGGGATCGCCTGCTGAGCGTTGATCAGAGCTTCTCGAGTCGAGAACACTTGCTTGGCCATCATGGCGGTGGCGGCGTGGTTGATAAGAGCGTTTCGCTCTTCCTCTGTCCATCGAATACGCATCGTTTCTCCGTTGGCTAGGTATATCAGCGTACCGAATTCTCCTTATTTTTGTTTGTAGTCAATAAGCTCAAAAGACTCTTAAAGGTTAACGCCCGTGCTCTCCAAAGATCAACTGCAGAAATTTCTAAACCAATTTGAAGTCTTGCGCGGGATCACGGTCGATTACGAAAGTGATATCAAGCAGGCGCTTGCACCGCAGGTGGTTTTGCTGACCGGCATGGTCAACATCAACGGCACGCCTCACATGTTCGAGGCGGAACTGAACCTCAACGAATTCCAATCACAGAAAGACCTGACACGGCTCGCTGGCGCAATGCTCAAAGCGTTCGACCAGGCAGGCGTAGAGACACTAGGAAAATAAATGGCAGCACGTAAAAAGATCCGGCACGACGACAACACCCGCTTGAAGATTCAGGCAGCTCAGTTGATCAATCGTCTGACGGCCCACGCAAACGGTGAGGTCGAACTCAGTTCCACCCAGGTGCGTGCGATCGAAGTGCTGCTGCGCAAGACACTGCCTGACCTTTCTGACGTTCGGATGGATGTCGAGTCCGCTCCGATCACATTCCAACTTGATCTCGGCGGGAAGAAGTAGTGGATGTCATTTCATACAAACCTCCTGGCCCGGTTGCAGCCGCCTTCCATCAAGACGACAGTTTTGTGCGTGGGCTTATGGGGCCTGTTGGTTCGGGTAAGAGTTCATCTTGCTGTGTGGAAATCGTGGCAAGAGCTTTGCGACAAGCTCCGTCACCCGATGGAGTAAGGCGCTCCCGATGGCTGGTGATGCGCAATACCTATCCAGAACTGAAGTCCACAACAATCAAGACCTGGGAGACCTGGTTCCCCAGCAACGTGGCTCCGTTCAAGTGGGACACACCGATCACGTCCACGATGAAGATCTCCGATATTGGGGACGGCACAGCGATGGAACTCGAGGTGATGTTCATGGCGCTGGATCGCCCAACGGAAACAGGAAAGCTGCGCTCGTTGGAATTGACCGGCGCCTGGATCAACGAAGCCTCGGAGATTCCAAAAGAGATCTTTGATATGGTCACCCAGCGGGTGGGTCGTTACCCATCCAAGCTAGTCGGTGGCCCGAGCTGGTGCGGCATCATCCTGGACACCAACCCGTGTGATGACGATCACTGGTACTACAAAATCGCTGAAGAAGAGCAGCCGCCCGAGTGGAAGTTTTTCCGCCAGGCTGGTGGTCTATACCTCGAGAACAGCGTCTACGTTCCGAACCCGGATGCAGAGAACATCTTCAACCTGCCGGGCGGTTATGAGTACTACCTTCGCCAGCTGACCTCCAAGCCGGAGGACTGGATCAACGTGTTCCTGTTGGGGAACTATGGATCCACGAAAGATGGCAAGCCTGTTTACCCTGAGTACAACGACAAGATCCACTGCCTGACGAAGAACGTCGAGGCTGAGCGCGGTCTGCCGATCGTCCTGGGGTGGGACTTTGGACTGACCCCGGCTTGCGTCATCATGCAAGTAACAGCACGTGGAAAAGTTATCGTGCTGGATGAAGTCATATCAGAAGACATGGGTATCCGTCAGTTTGCAAACGACATGGTGAAACCCCTGCTGATGAACAAATATGGCGGCTTCACTGTGTACTCCGCCGGTGACCCCGCTGGAAACATCAGGGCGCAAACGGATGAACGCACCTGTCTGCAGGAGCTGCTTGAAGCTGGCATTGCCACCGAGCCTGCTGGGACAAACGACTTCATTCCGCGGCGTGAAGCTGTCGCTTTCTTCATGACGAAGATGGCAGATGGCGAACCAGCATTTCTGTTGAATCCGCGCTGCACCACCATCCGTAAGGGTTTGGGTGGGCGCTACAAGTACGAACGCCTGAAGACAACAGGCAACGCCAGATACAAAGACAGGCCAGTCAAGGACATCTACTCGCACATTCAAGATGCCCTGCAGTACGCCTGCTTGCGAGTGCGTAGTGGGCTGACCCCGGCAAGGGCAAGGCATGTGACCAAAAAATCCGCACGTGGATGGACATGAACTGAATGAGTTATCTCAACAACAAACCTGAAGTCGAAGTCGATGTCTCAGAGAATGGGGCATTGGAGGACAACTCCAGCTTCGAGACCAACCTTGCCTCTTATGTGCGCAAGTGCTGGGAGCAAGCGAAGGTAGCGCGTGCTGAGATCACTGAGCGTCTGCTCAAGTGTGAGCGCCAGCGCCGCGGGGTCTATGACCCTGACAAGGCTTCAGAGATTGCCAGGATGGGCGGCTCCGACATCTACATGATGCTCACGGACGTGAAGTGCCGTGCGGCTGAATCGTGGATCCGGGACGTAATGTTTGGCCAGCAGGATCGGGTATTTGACCTGACGCCATCCAACAGCCCACAGATGCCGCCAGAGATGCAACAAGCGATTGTTGACCTGGTGCGCACAGAAGCGGAGCAGTACGTCAACCAGGACGGCGGTGAGCTGCATCCTGAGACGTTCCGTGCTCGCATGGAAGAAGTGCATGAAATGATCATGCAACGCCTGAAGACTGAAGCGGAAGATGCCGCTCGTCGTATGGGCGACAAGATTGAAGATCAGCTGGTCGAGGGCAAGTTTGAGCCATCGCTCAAGACGTTCATCACGGACTTCGTGACGTTCCCTACCGCCATCATGAAAGGCCCAACGGTCAAGCGCCGCAAGGTCATGAAGTGGGGGCCGAACTTCCAGCCGATCGTGAGTACAGAGTTCTTACGGGAGTGTGAGCGGGTATCGCCTTACGATGCCTATCCCTCTCCGTCGTCAACAGGTGTGGATGATGGGTATTTCATTCATCGTCATCGCCTGTCACGTGCCTCGCTTGACGCATTGCGTGGCACACCTGGTGTGGACGAGGACGCACTTCAGACGGTGATAGAGCGTCACGGCAAGAGCGGCTATCGGTCGTTTCAAGCTGGTGACACTGAGCGCCGTCACCTCGAAGGTAAACCGTTCCGCACCCCGATCAACGAGGATCAGATTGAGACCTTGGAGTTCTGGGGTTCGGTGAATGGCCAGTGGTTGCTCGAGTGGGGCCTGGATGATCCAACGATCCGTCCTGACCGCGAGTACGAGGTCAACCTCTGGTGGACAGCCAATTTGGTTTGGAAGTGCATTCTGAATCCAGACCCGCTTGGCCATCGTCCCTACGACATCAGCAGCTGGGAAGAAGTTCCACACAGCTTCTGGGGTATCGCCCTGCCTGAGATCATGCGTGATACACAAGTGATGTGTAACGCAGCCGCTCGCAGCTTGGCGAACAACATGGGTATCGCCTCCGGCCCTCAGGTTGAGGTCACGGTCGATCGCTTGCCTGATGGTGAGGATCTGTCGGACATCTACCCCTGGAAGATCTGGCAGGTGACATCCGACCGTACTGGTGGTGGTCAGCCAGCCGTCAGGTTCTTCCAGCCGAACATGAACGCAGATGTGTTGATGTCGGTGTTCCAGAACTTTGCACGCCAGGCCGATGAAGTTACGGGCATTCCGAACTATGTGTACGGTTCGAGCAACGTCAGTGGAGCGGGGCGTACTGCTAGTGGACTTTCGATGCTGATGGATAACGCATCAAAAGGTATTAAACAAGCAGTAGCAAACATTGATAAAATAGTTTCTGGCATTGTGCAGAGACTATATCTGCATAACATGATGTACGACTCAGATCCGTACATCAAAGGCGACTACAAGGTGGTTGCCAAAGGCGCGATCGGCCTCATCCACAAAGAGGCACTGCAGATCCGCCGTAACGAGTTCCTGGTTGCTACCGCGAATCCTGTCGATCTACAGATCGTCGGGCAAGAAGGCCGCGCCTACCTCCTGCGTGAGGCTGCTCGTGGCTTACAGATGGATACGAGCAAGCTGGTTCCAAATCCAAGCGAGATGGAAGAGCAGCGTATCCAGCAGATGGCGCAAGGTCTGGCACAACAGATGGTTGAGCAGCTCATGCAGCAGCAACAGCAGCAAGCTCTGCCACCCGCGGCTCCAGCTGAACCTCCTCCAGGCCCTCCGCCCGGCCCAGCCCCAATGGCAATGGCTGACGGTGGTGAGGTTGACGTAGCTCCAGAAGTACTCGATCGATATTTAGCGTCTGTCGTAATGCGCGACGCAATGTAAGGAGCCAAGATGGCCAAGCTATTCCAGGGTAAAGACGACAAGGCAGAAGAGATGGCGGAAGCCAAAGCCTTGAAGAACGGCAAGATCACCAAGGGCGATTACGTCAAGGGTGAGACTTCTGAAGGTCATAGCAAGGGCGCTGCGAAGAAGGCCGACATGATCAAGAAAGGCAAGATGACTCCAGCCCAGTACGCCGCAGGCGAGGGCAAGGAACGCAAGATGGCTGATGGCGGCATGGTCTGCACAGGCTATCGCTCGGCTCAAGACTACGGGAAGAAATAAATGGGATACGTACCAGAGTGGTCTCGTGGCTCTATGGCCAAGTCAGCAGGCAGCAAAGCCCAATCGGGAATTGTTAGCAAGCCGCTGTTTCATGGCGCACAAGCTGTGAAGTTGGCTGATGGCGGTGACGTAGCTGAGGCTATGCCGGTTGATCTGCCTGGTTACGAGGGCGACAAGCTTGGTGACTTCATCAATGAAAAGATGAGTGGCAAGCCAGACGCGAATGAGACTGAAGCCAAGTCCGATGTTTACAAGGGCAACTTCAACCAGGCGTTTGCATCTGCTCGAGCTGACGGTCACAAAGAGTTCACCTGGAACGGCAAGCGCTACGGCACTCAGATGGCTTCGGAAGTGAAGAAGCCTGAGAAAGCGCCGGAGAGTGAATCTAAGTACACGCCTCCCGAGGTTCCTGCTGATCCTCAGACCGACAACCACATGGGTTATGCCCATCGTCGCTTGACCGGTCGGAACGGTTTGGAAGGTGAGCGTGAGCTGAAGAACGGTGGCCCATCAAGTATTGCTGCCAGACAGCTCAAGGATCGCTTGGAAGATGCCAATGCAGCTCGCAAGCCAGGCTCGATCAACTTCAGCCAACTGCGTGAGAAAAATGGCGACTATCGCTATGAGCGCATGAAAGCGAACGAAGAGGCCAACAACCGCGGCCCGATGCACGATGAAGCTGAAGGTAAAGATACCGGCAGCACACCCAAGCCACAGCCCCGCGGCAAGCAAGCCACGAAGGACAAGATGGCCAATTACCTGAAGAACAAATAGTGCTCAAGAATCCATCCAAGAGAGTCATCCAGGCGCTAGCCGCCCTTGAGTCTGATCCAGACTTTAAAGAGGTGCTGGCATGGCTGGAGGAGTCTCGAAACACATTCATGCTTGACGGCTTCTATACCAAAGACGAGGTTCAATCTCGCTGGTTCCAGGGAGCAGGTCAGGCAGTAACCGAGTTTCTCGATAAGGCGCAGTTAGCCCGAGAGACTCTACGCAAGTTCTGATTCGAAAGAGTCAACCCTAGCTGGCCGGGTATGGTCAGCAACTAATGAAGACTACCGAATGGGAGTCGCGTAATTACCGCGAGGCTTACGCACAACCTGGTGGCTCATGGAGAGAAATGTGGCAATTCCACGCAAAGTGCAAGAAGCGGCAGACAGAGCCGAGGCCCTCCACAAACAGGTTTATGAGACCCAAGTAGCTGGAGACCCGCAGAACGCCCAAGTAGTGAACCCTGATCCGACTCCCGTCGTTGATCCTTCCCCGCAGCCCAATGATCCGGGCGTAGCAAATTCGACTGACACTCCACCCGCAGGTGAGCAGCCAGACCAGCCGAAGAAGGATGACCAATGGGAACATCGGTACAAGGTGATCGAAGGGAAATACCGCGCTGAGGTGCCTCGTCTAAACGCGGACAACCGCGAGCTTCGTCAGCAACTCGACGCACTCAAGAATGAACTCGAGCAGTTGAAGAGTCGGGGTACCGAACAGGCCACGTCACTCATCAGCACAGAGGATCGCGAGAAGTATGGCGATGATCTGCTCGACGTTATCAAACGCGCAGCGCAAGAACAGGTTGCGTCCAAGGACAGCGAGATCGCTGAGCTGAAGCGTCAATTGGAGACGGTCACTACGACCACCGCCAAGAGCGCCGATGTCAGCTTCTACGACCAATTGGGCAACATGGTTCCAGACTGGGTAACGATTAACGCCGACGATCAATTCCTCAAGTGGCTGGATGAATACGACGAATTCACTGGACGTACTCGTCAAGACCTCCTCTCGGATGCAGAGCAATCGCGTGACGCTAATCGCGTTGCGAAGTTCTTCACCAGCTGGAAGGCCAGTCAGTCAACCCACGCAACCAATACCCAGCGTGCACTTGAGTCCCAAGTAGCGCCCGACTCCAACCGAGTTGTGTCGCCACCTACGGGCAAGAGGATGTTCTCTCGAGGCGAGATTGCAGCGTTCTACGCAGCAGCCCGTCGCGGTGAAGTCAGCGCAAAGGAGATGGTCGCGATGGAAGCAGAAATCCACTCCGCAACTCTTGATGGGCGCATTCGTTAGCCCCAGAGTATCAGCGGTACTGATATTCAATTCAAAGGAAATATAAAATGGCAGTTGATGTCTCTAGCGGTTATCCGCAATACAGCGCTTCGAATGGTTCGGGCGCGAAATTCATCCCCGAGATTTGGTCGGGCAAGCTCCAGGTCAAGTTCTACAAATCGACCGTTTTGGCCGAGATCACGAACAACGACTGGGAAGGTGAGATCAAGGGTTCGGGCGACAAGGTTCATATCCGTTCGATCCCCACCATCACGATCCGTGATTACACCAAGGGTCTGAACCTCACCAATGAGGTGCCAGAAAGCACCCCGATCGAACTGACGATCGACAAGGGCAAGTACTTCTCCGTCGTCGTTGACGATGTGGATGAAGTGCAGGCTGACGTTCGCCTGATGGACATGTTCACCAACGACGCATCTGAGCAGATGAAGATTGCGATCGACGGCAACGTGCTCCAGACCGTGTACGCCGATGCAGCTGCTGCCAACAAAGGCACGACTGCTGGCGCGATCTCCGGCAACATCAACCTCGGTACTGCAAACAGCGCCTTGGCTCTGACCAAAGATGGCGCTTCGAGCACCAAGGCTGTCCTGGATCTGATCCTCGACATGGGCCAGGTTCTCGATGAGCAGAACGTCCCTGAAGACGGTCGCTGGTTGGTCATCTCTCCTTGGGCTGCAGCTCTGCTCAAGAAGTCTGACCTGCGCCAGGCTTACCTGACCGGTGATGACCAGTCGCCTCTGCGTAACGGCAAGATCGGCATGATCGATCGTTTCACGATCTACACGTCGAACAACCTCCTGAAGGTTGCCGATAACGCTGGCACGACTGGTAGCACAGCCGATGACTTCAACGGCTTCTACTTCATGGCTGGTACCCGTGATGCGATCTCGTTCGCTTCGCAAATCACCAACGTTGAAACCCTGCGTGCTCAAAGCACCTTCGGCAACATCGTTCGTGGTCTGAACGTGTATGGCTACAAAGTGGTTAAACCAGAAGCCCTCGTGACGGCATACGTCAAGAAAGGCTGATGAATGAGGGGAGGGGGTTAACGCCCCCTCTCTGTTCGAGAATATGAAACTACTGAAACAGAAAAGCTCCGGTGAAATCTACGTGTGGACTGAGTTGCTCGCAAAGCGCGACGACATGGAACCGTATGAGCGCCCCGTCGTAGCACCAGCAGTACCCGAAGTTGTTGCTTCTCCTGAGCCGGTTCAAGCCGAGCCAGCTGACGAGAGCATCAAACAGATGGCACAAGCCGTTCTGAAAAGACGCAAGAAATAACAGGGATCTTCTATGAAAGCTTCCGCAGTCAAACGCGAGGGCAGCAAGCTCGTCTACCGCGGACATGAATTTGATGGCTTCAACAAGCCAAAGACTGCGCCTGACGGTGACACCCACAAGAAGATGGTGCTCGCTAAGAAGGGCGATGAAGTCAAGCTAGTCAAGTACGGACTGCGTGGCATGGAAGACTACACGCAGCACAAAGACCCCAAGCGCCGGGAGAACTATCTCAAGCGCTCAGCGGGAATCAAAGATAAGAACGGCAAGCCAACCAAGGATGACCCGTTCAGCCCAAATCACTGGGCACGCAAAGACCTCTGGTAGATAGATGGCGACATTTCAAAACATCATTAACGACGCACGTGTAGATCTGCAAGACACGGATGGCACTCGCTATACCGACGCACAGATGATCGGTTATGCCAACGATGGTGTTCGGGAAATGTTCCGCATTCGCCCAGACTTTCGGCTTGGCAGCTACATGACCGCTGTTCCCACGTATGCGGCGACTGACGCGCTGCCGATCCCCGATCAATATCGCATGCTGCTCGAGCACTACCTTGTCTTCCGCGCTGAAGTGCGTGATGACGAGTACGCAGTCAACGGTCGCGCCTCTGGGTTCTTAGCTCGCTTTGAAAAGGAACTCAAGACATGAGCGCGTATACCGCTTTCCTCGACAACGTTCTCCCGCACGTTCCAGGCTGCACACCAGAGATGGCGCTCCTGGAAATCAAGAACACTGTCATCGACTTCTGCGAGAAGTCACTCATCCTCCAGCAGGATCACGATCCGGTCACAGCCATTACAGGCATTGTTGACTACGACCTGGAGCCGCCTAGCGGTTATCTCGTCGTGAAGATCATGAACGCTTGGTACAAGGGCGTGAAGCTTGACCCGCTTTCACCCGACCAGGTGGAGACCCCATCGGTTTACAACCAGAACTCTGGTTATCTCGTGAACCGGGGTGATCCTCGCTACATCCTACAAAAAGACGCACGTACTTTCTCGTTGTATCCAATCCCGAGTGAAGACGCTGCTCTTGCCGTAACCATGCGGGTGGCGCTTAAACCAACCCGGTCTGCTACCACAATTGATGATCTCATTTACGAAGAGTATGCCGAGACCATTGGTGCTGGTGCCGTATCCCGCCTGGCCTTATCACCCGGAAAGCCTTACTCAAACCGACAGCTCGCTGCAGACAAACAAAGTCTGTACATCGCAGGGCTGAACGTCGCTCGAGACAGAGCACAGAAAGGCTATGTCCGCTCAAGCAAACACGTCCGCATGCGCCGGATCTAGCTACGAGGTAATAAATGTCTCTAACCACATGTAACGTCGTTTGTACCGTACACGACGATGCTGGCCTTCCGGTAGCAGGCGCGACGGTCACGGCCAAGCTGAATCGATACGAGGTGTACAACGGTTACATCGTTCCTCAGACGGTTACGGGCACGACGAACGAAGCTGGTGTCACGACTCTGGCTTTGTGGCCAAACGAGTTGGGTTCCACTGAATCGTCGTACCTGATCAAGATCTCTGCGCCGAACGGCAAGAACTTGTCAACGACGGCGATGGTGCCAAACGTTTCGACAATGCCGTTACACCTGATCGCCAACCTGCCTCCGTATGAAGGCAAGTCTGATGGTGAGCTGGCAGTTGACCAGGCGATCGCGTCCGGCGCTATTGCAGTTGCATCAGCCGAAGAAGCAGCAGCCAGCGCAACAGCCGCGGCGGGTTCAGCTACGTCAGCCGCATCGTCTGCAGCCAGCGTGTCAGCTAGTGCCGCAACCGCCACGACCCAGGCTGGCATTGCGACTACCAAAGCAACTGAAGCATCGGCAAGCGCCAGCTCAGCATCCACTTCAGCCTCAACGGCTACCACTCAAGCCAGCCTCGCCACGACCAAAGCGACAGCAGCCAGCGAATCCGCTACTGCAGCTGCAGCGTCAGCCGCGACGGCCACAACCAAAGCAACCGAAGCAGCCACGAGCGCAACCAGCGCGTCAGGCTCAGCCACGACTGCTACAACCAAAGCAGCTGAAGCTGGTGCAAGCGCATCTGCCGCTTCAGGCTCTGCCAATGCCGCGGCTTCAAGCGCAACCAATGCAGCTTCGAGTGCAACGGCTGCAGCATCGTCAGCGACCAGCGCAGCAAACTCCGCTACGACGGCCACGACGAAAGCAGGCGAGGCATCTACTAGCGCCAGCGCCGCAAACACCAGCGCAAACAGCGCATCGAACTCAGCCACGTCGGCAGCATCATCGGCATCGACTGCTACGACCAAGGCATCAGAGGCGGCTACAAGCGCCAGCACAGCAACAACCAAGGCTAGCGAAGCCAGTACGTCTGCATCAGCAGCTGCGGCATCTGCAACCAGCGCATCGTCTAGCGCAAGCTCAGCTTCTACAAGTGCAACAAACGCAGCCAACAGCGCATCGAGCGCCAACGGTTTCGCTTCGACGGCAAGCACTCAGGCTGGTATTGCAACGACCAAGGCGACTGAAGCAGCAGCATCAGCAGCAGCAGCGGCCAGTAGCGCCAGCGTGGCAGCAGCAGGCGGCATCAGGTTTGATACTGCACAGACACTCAACAGCACAGAGAAAGCGCAGGCTCGCAGCAACATGGGCTTGGCGACTGTTGCAGCTACCGGTGCTTACAACGACCTGACGGGCAAGCCAGATCTGAGCGTGTATGCGCTGCTGTCTTCTGTCGGTGCAGCTAACGGCATCGCCCAGCTTGACTCGAGTGGCAAAGTCCCAGTCGGTCAATTGCCAACCAGCACGACAGACACGGTGACTGAGGGCTCAACGAACCTGTACTTCACCAATGCTCGTGCACGTGCGGCTATTAGCGTAGCCGGTGGTCTGTCGTACAACGCATCGACAGGTGTGATCACTGGCCCAACGCTGGCTACCGTAGCAACGAGTGGCGCGTATGGAGATCTATCTGGTACGCCAACGATCAACGCGCTTGTACCAACCCAGACTGGAAATGCAGGGAAGTACCTGCTGACTGACGGCACTTCGGTTTCCTGGGCTTCTGTTGACGCTTTGCCTTCGCAAACTGGCAACTCTGGTAAGTACCTGACAACCGATGGCACCACATCGTCCTGGGCATTGATCAATGCTGGCGCAGTTGGCGGCGGGTCAGACAAGGTGTTCTGGCTCAACGATCAAGTGATTTCTAGCGACTACACCGTGCCATCAGGAAAGAACGCATCAAGCGCAGGCCCGATCACGATTAACTCAGGCGTGACCGTCACGGTTTCGTCCGGTTCAACCTGGGTGGTGGTCTGATGGGTTGGAAACTAAATGCTCCAAGCGGAGGAAGTGTTGAGCTGTACCCGGCTGACACAGCATCAAATGTGACGTTCTCTATTCCAGGTGACGGACAGATGATCATTGCGGACGCTGATACTGGTGCAGCACTGATCCCATCTGGATACACATTTCAACGTCCGCCATCTCCGTCAGTCGGTATGGCTAGGGTGAATAAAGATTCTGGTGCCGTGGAGATTTACAACGGCGCAGCTTGGGGATAACGGATGGCATCGAAAGTAAAACTTAATGCGGCATCTGGCGGCTCAGTCACGATCCAGCCAGTTGATACAGCAGGCAACTACACAACCAAGATTCCTGCTGCAGGTGGCGTGGCTGTGATTGCTGATTCTGCAACTGGGGCAATGCAGCTTCCGGTTGGCACGACGGCGCAGCGCCCTGCTAGTCCGCAGGTTGGCTGGACAAGATTTAATAGCACGCTCGGATATGCCGAGATTTACAACGGCACGACATGGACTGGGTTCTTTGGATACTCAGCTGCGTTCCTTGTGGTCGCTGGCGGTGGTGGCGGGTACTCAGCAGGCGGTGGTGCTGGCGGCATGCTGGCTTCTACCATCAAGTTAACGCCAGGAACTGCCTACACAATTACCGTAGGTGCTGGTGGTGCAGCCACGACTGGAAGCGCTCCTTACAACGGATCAATCGGCGGAACTTCATCGATAGGTTCTGTTGTGGTTGCTACCGGCGGCGGTGGCGGTAGTGGCTATTACGGCTCTCAAACCGGTGGCAACGGAGGTTCTGGTGGTGGTGGATACAGCGGTAGCGGATCTGCTGGAACAGGAATTTCTGGACAAGGTTTCCGAGGCGGTTATTTCGATGGCTCCCAACAGTATGGCTACCCAGCTGGCGGCGGTGCTGGCGGAGTAGGCGGCAACAACAGCGGCCCATATGGAGCTGGTGCTGGTGGTCGCGGCTTGTACTGCGGGATCACAGGAGCTATTGCTTATTACGCAGGCGGCGGTGGTGGTGGCGCTGATACCAATTACGGAAATGGCGGTGCAGGCGGAGAGGGTGGCGGCGGCGGCTCAAACCAAGCAAACCAAAACGGAGTCGCAAATACAGGCGGCGGCGGAGGTGGTGGCTGGTATGGCGCAACAGCAAGAAATGCAGGCGCTGGCGGCTCCGGCGTTGTCATCATTGCTTATCAAAGCTTGATCCAACTTGGCTCTGGTGGAACTGTCACTTCATACACCGAAGCAAACACCGGCCTCAAATATTGGGTTCATACCTTTACTACATCCGGTACATACACAGCATAAGGAAACAACATGGCACATTTCGCAAAAGTAGTTGACGGTACGGTTGTCAACGTCATCGTGGCTGAACCGGAGTTCTTCGACACGTTCGTTGATAACTCGCCCGGTCAATGGATTCAAACTTCATACAACACCCACGGTGGTGTTCACTCTAACGGCGGGACTCCGCTGCGCAAAAACTACGCTGGAATCGGCTTTACGTATGACGCTCAGCGTGATGCGTTCATTCCGCCCAAGCCATTTGCAAGCTGGTCGTTGAATGAAACAACCTGCTTGTGGGATGCGCCAACACCAATGCCAACTGATGGCAAGCGGTATCAGTGGGACGAAGCAACTATGAGCTGGCAAGAAGTCGTAGTTGCACAATAAGGAAGAATCATGCCGTTAGACATTCAGGGCACGGATTATCTAAAGCTGCCAGTCGGGACTGATTCTCAGCGCCCAGCCTCTCCGTCTTTCGGAATGGTTCGAGGCAGTAGTACCAGCGGGAACCTGGAGTGGTATGACCCCTCCACAAGTTCATGGAAGCCTATCTATCAAATGCCTGGTTACTCGGTTGAGTACCTGGTTGTTGCTGGTGGTGGATCCGGTGGATCAACAAACTATGCGTGGAATTCAGCTGGTGGTGGCGGTGCTGGCGGCGTACTGACAGGCACATCAAACCTAACGACTGGAGTCGCATATACGGTTGTTGTTGGAGCTGGCGGCGCAGCTGTCTATGGCAATAGCACCGGCGTCAATGGCATCAACGGGAATAACTCGTCTTTCAATACTGTTACCGCACTTGGTGGCGGTGCTGGCGGCGCAGGAGGCACATCTCCAGGTTTTGCTGGCGGTAGCGGCGGCGGTGCTGGACGTAACGCATACGGCGGCGCAGGCACTACAGGCCAAGGCTACAAAGGCGGTGACTCGCTGCACACCGATCCATATTCGGGTGGCGCTGGCGGTGGCGGTGCTGGTGCTGCTGGCGGCGCAGGCCCAAGCGCTGGTGTTGGCGGCATTGGAGTTACCAGCTCGATTACTGGAGTGAGCACGTATTACGGTGGTGGCGGCAGTGGTGCGATGTATTACGGCACACCAGCATCTGGCGGTGGTGGACGAGGAGGTGGTTCCGGTGTGTTGGCAACTGCTGGCACGGCGAATACCGGAGGTGGTGGTGGAGGATATTACTGGGCTGATGGTGGCGGCGGAACACAAGGTTACTCAGGCGCTGGCGGCTCTGGAGTCGTTGTATTGCGCTATCTCGGCACTCAGCGTGGTGTAGGCGGAGCGGTCACTTCTTCTGGCGGTTACACAATTCACACCTTTACGTCCTCTGGGACTTACATTGCATGAGGACAAATAGATGTCAACAGTTATTAGTGGCTCGACAGGCGTATATCCACAGCAGTGGACTACCGCTACGCGCCCGGCCAGTCCCTATGCAGGGCAAAGCGGTTTCAACTCAACCACAGGACAGCATGAGTGGTATGACGGTACAGCATCAAGCTGGAAGCCGTTCTCTCAACCAGCAGGCTACCTGGTCAACTACCTTGTTGTAGCTGGAGGTGGGGGCGCTGGTAGTGGAGGCGGCGGTGCCGGTGGTGTTTTAGCAGGGTCTATATCGCTGTCATCTGGTAATGCGTACACGATTGCTATCGGCGCTGGCGGTGCTGGAACCGTATACAACAGCGGCGCTGCCCCGGCCTATTCTGGAGGCAACTCGTCCATAAGCGCGGTTGCTACTGCACTTGGCGGTGGTGGCGGCGGATGGGTTAACGGCAGTCTTGCGCTGAGTGGCGGGTCTGGCGGCGGTGCTGGCGCTGCTTCGTCAGGTGTTTACTCCGGTGGTACGGGAACAACTGGGCAGGGTTACGCCGGTGGATCGAACGGTACTAATGCTTCTCCTTATCCGGCTGGCGGGGGCGGCGGCGCAGGTGCTGTTGGCGGTACAGGCAGCGGCAGTGTTAGCGGAAGTGGAGGAGCAGGCGTATCAAGCAGCATCAGCGGTGCTGCTACATATTATGGTGGCGGTGGTGGCGGTGGCTCTACAAACTCAGGTGCAACTGCCGGGGCTGGTGGCGTAGGTGGCGGCGGCGCTGGTGGTGTGACCACCACAGGATCTAATGGATCTGCAAACTCCGGTGGCGGTGCTGGCGGTGGTCGTGACAACCCAGGCGTATTTGGTGGCAATGGCGGGTCTGGAGTGGTAATTCTTAGTTACCTTGGATCACAGCGCGGAACTGGCGGTACGGTCACTTCGTCCGGTGGCTACACAATCCATACGTTCACATCCTCCGGGACGTATTACTCATGGTAATTAAACCGGACTGGAAACAAATCCTGCGCAAAGCATGGAGCGTTCGACTCATCATCCTGGCTGGCTTGTTCAGCGGCCTGGAGGTGGTTGTTCCTCTGTTCAGCGATGCAATCCCACGCAACATGTTTGCTTTGCTTAGCGGTATCAGTACAGCTGGTGCGCTAATAGCGCGGGTGATGATGCAGAGGAATATGGATGAATAAGGTTCGAACTGCTGCCGCCAGCCTGGTGGTGAGTGGAAGCGTTCTCGTGGGCTTGGCTGTTCACGAGGGGTACGTTGGCACCGCCTACAAGGATCCGGTTGGAATCCCCACGATCGGATTTGGCGAAACAGCTGGAGTGCAGATGGGGCAAACCACGACTCCAGTACGAGCGCTGGTTCAACTCCTGGATAGCGCCAACAAACACGCCAAAGGGATGGTTGAGTGCATCAAGGTGCCGATCAGCCAGAACGAGTTCGATGCGTACCTGGACTTCACCTACAACGTAGGGGTCGGTGCCTTCTGCAGATCCGGCCTGGCCAAGCTGCTTAATCAAGGCAAGTACGAGGAAGCGTGCGCTGAGCTGAAGAAGTGGGTGTACGCAGGCGGCAAGGTGCTTCCTGGCCTCGTCACACGCAGAGAGAAGGAATACAAAACATGTATTGGGGAATAGATGTCCGTGTGATCGGAATCGCGGTGGCTACGGTTGTCATCTTCTTTGCCGGATGGTTTGGTAATGGCTGGCGCTGGGAAACGAAGTATGTGGCGCTACAGAAGTCGCATGCCGAAGCTGTCATCCAGGCTCAGCGTGAAGCTAAGCGCAAGGAGCAGATCCTCCAATCCCAAGCTGACCAACAACTGGTAGAGAAGAATGTCCAAATCAAAGCTATTCGCACTGAGCTTGACCGTGCTCTTGTCGAGCTGCGCAAGCGTCCCTCCCGTGTGCCAGTGCCCAACGCTCCCGCCTCTAGTAAAGGAGCAACCGGAGCCGACCTTTCAAGAGAGGATGCAGAATTTCTTATCCGGGAAGCTGCCAGGGCCGACGGGCTTGTAGCCCAGCTGCAGTACTGCTATCGGATGTACGACGAAGCTAGGGGTGCCCTGTCGGGTAAACCCTAAATATCACACAACTACAATATCAGCAAGCGTAATACAATATAGCCTGTTTGATATTCAATGCTCGGTAAAAACAAATGAGTCTTGAAATTCACCGCGATCTTGGAAAGCACGAGGCTCAGATCGAGTCATTGAACGAACAGGTCAAGCGCATGCACGAGGATCAGCAGCTAATGATGGCGCAGCTGGCCGACATCAAGCAGACCCTCTCCGAAGCAAAAGGCGGGTGGAAGACCCTGATGTGGGTTGGCGGGTTCTCCGCAGCCCTGGGCGGAATAATCGTAAAGGTGATGACGTGGATGCAGATTCTCCCAAAGTAAATACCCCGGCCATTGTGTTGGTCGAGTGGTTAGATGCGGAACATGAGTTCGGCTGGATGGACGGCAACGAACTCGAAGATCAAGAACCGGTTCTCAACTGCTTCACGGTTGGCTGGCTATTGAAAAAGACAAAGACACACATCCGAGTGTGCCAAACGTTCTCACACAACAACCATGCCCAGACCTTGGTGATACCAAAGGGAATGATTGTGTCGATGACGGTTCTTCAACCTCCGATCTCAAGGTGTCCCAGTGGCCACAAAAATAAGTGATGAAGTGTTTATCAGTACATGGCAACGATTGCAGAACGCAACACTTGTTTCCAAAGAGCTAGACCTGGATCTGCGGTCAGTGCATCGCAGACGTAAGAGCCTCGAGGGCAGATACACGCTGCCGTTGAAATCAGCAGACCCACGATCACCAACATTCGTCCGACGAGAACACTCTCCGCGGATCGACTGCGAGATGCAGAACGGAGTGATCGTAGTTGGATCGGACGCGCATTATTGGCCTGGTGTTATCAGCACCGCTCATAAAGCATTTGTAGCAACGATTAAAGAATTAAAGCCTCAACTTGTAGTTGTCAACGGAGACCTCTTTGATGGGGCACGAGTAAGCCGCTGGCCGCGATCCGACTGGTCGCAAAGCCCTACGGTTAAAGACGAGCTACAGGCCGTTTCAGATCGCTTGTTTGAAATCAAGCAAGCAGCCGGAAGCGCAAAGATTTGGTGGTGCCTCGGCAATCACGACATGCGCTTCGAAACCAAGCTGGCCAATATGGTTCCAGAGTTCGAAGGCGTGAAAGGCTTTGCGCTGCAAGATCATTTTCCAGAAGTGCCAATGACCATCAGCTTGATGATCAACGGCAACCTGATGATCAAGCATCGCTATCACAACGGTGTGCATGCCACGTTCAACAACGCTTTAAAGAGCGGCGTGAATATGGTCACAGGTCACCTGCACCGTCTCCAGGCTACGGTCTTCAGCGACTACAACGGATCTCGTTGGGGTGTTGACTGCGGAACCTTGGCGGACACGGAAGGTGATCACATGCACTACGGCGAAGACAACCCGATGAATCATTGCTCTGGGTTTGCCGTTCTCACCATCCACGATGGGCAGTTGTTGCATCCAGAGTTCTGCTCTGTGCACAACGAGAAAGCATTCTTTAGAGGTAAACAAGTGGTGTAAATGACAGTTCTCAAAGCAACAGCCTTCAGCGGCTTAAATCCACGTACAGACCCACGTTTGCTACCGGACAACGCAGCCGTTAAGGCTGTTAATGGGAAGCTGCAGACGGGCACACTTAAGCCATACAAGGCTCCAGGCACGATCGCATCGCTGTCGAAGCCTGGGACTATCAAGACAATCTATCGCTTCGGGGAAGAGGTCGTCGGTGATGCCAACTACTGGTTTCACTGGACGACCGATGTCAACGTTGTCAAAGGCCCGTTGTCCGACGATGCGTTTGAGCGCACGTACTACACGGGTGACGGCGTTCCCAAGATGACCACCAACGCAATTGCATTAACCGGTGGCACAAACTACCCGATGAACTATTACAACCTCGGGTTGCCTTCTCCTTCCTCAGCTATCACCGCCTCAGTCACTGGCTCGCCTACCGAAGCATCGGCCTTGGCAGAAACTCGCGTCTACACCTACACGTTCGTCTCTGAACTGGGTGAAGAAAGCGCTCCCGCTGAAGCATCCAATGCGGCTGACGTAAAGGTTGGCCAATCGGTTGTGTTGACAGGCATGAGCACGGCTCCTGTAGGCGCATACAACGTAACGACCAAGCGAATCTACCGTTCCGTCCAAGGATCTGGTGGAGCTGGTTATCTGTTCGTTGCCGAGATCCCTGCTGCAAACACCTCCTATACGGACAGCGTGTTGGCTGCAAACCTGGGTGAATCTCTTGTGTCTCTGTCCTGGGATACGCCGCCGGAAGACATGGCTGGCTTGTGCATCATGGCAAACGGCATCATGGCTGGCTTCTCCGGTAAGGACATCTGCTTCTCAGAACCTTTTGTTCCGCACGCCTGGCCGACCGGATACCGCCTGCAGTCCGACCACAACATCGTTGGCATCAGCGCGTTCGGTACGTCCCTATTTGTTGGCACAGACGCATTCCCATACATCATCACTGGTATCGACCCAAGCGGCATGACGATGACGAAAAGCCCGTCGCGCCAAGCTTGTGTATCCAAGCGTTCGATCGTTGATATGGGCGGTGGCGTGTTCTACGCATCACCCGATGGCATCTGCCTGGCTGACGGTAACGGGGTGCAGGTACTGACCACGCAGCTGATGACTCAGGATGAATGGCAGGCATACAACCCATCTTCGATCCATGCCACCCAGCTCGATGGGCGTTACTTCGCCTTCTACGACACGGGCACAGTGCAGGGATGTCTCGTCCTGGATCCGACAGGAGATGGCGCTCAGCTATGGGAGAGCGATGTCTATTACACCGCGGCGTACAACAACGTCAAAGCGGATGCGATGTACCTGGCTACGACCGGCAGCGTCAAGAAGTGGGACGCAGGATCAACCAACCTGACTTATCAGTGGAAGTCGAAGACCTTTGTGTTGGCCAAGCCAGAGAACATCGGTGTCGGCCAGGTGTTCGCCAATGCTTATCCGGTGACGATGAAGGTCTATGCGGATGGCATGCTCAAGACAACCAAGACGGTTGCAAATGAATACCCGTTCAAGTTGCCATCAGGCTTCAAGGCTCGCGAGTGGGCATTCGAGCTGGTTGGTTCAAATGAGGTCACGTCTGCTCAGCTGGCATCCACAACGATGGAGTTGACCCAGGCATGAGCGAGATCGTTCTCACGGGCGATGGCCCAAAGATCCCCCAGATTCCAACCGTCCCGATTTCTGATCAGAACGTGCGCACGGCTGTTGAAGGCATCAGGAATATCTTCAATACCAGAGCGTTCGGCAAGAACGAGGTTGACCGCTGGGTGACTTGGCGTGATCTGGTGAAGAGCAACATCGTTGTCTACCGAGATGGCGACACCACGTTCACCGGTAATCAGGGCGGCAACTTCTTTCCTATTGGAGAGGATCCGGCCGATTTCACGCCACCACCCGCTCCGGTCAACCTGACGGCTGTATCAGCGGCTTTGACGGTGATCCTGGAATGGGATGACCCTCAGTACGCCAACCTCGCCTACGCAGAGATCTGGCGCTCCACAACCAATGACCTTGGCGCAGCAGTCAGGATTGGCACAACGGTCTCGTTTCTGTACGCAGATGCAGTTGGCGCTGGCAGCATCACCTATTACTACTGGGTGCGCCTGGTTTCCAAGAAGGACATCGTTGGGGCATACAACTCCTTGATTGGGACGATGGCAGCAACCGGTCTGATTGGCAACGTTGATCTTGGGCCTTTGATTGTTGAAGCCGCGAACCTTGCAGTCGATGCGGTTGAAGAAGGCAAGATCAAAGACTTCGCAGTCACAACAACCAAGATTGCAAACCTGGCTGTCGGTAACGCTGCGATTGCCAATGGCGCTATCACCAACGCAAAGATCGAGAACCTGGCGGTTGACTCAGCCAAGATTGCCGACGCTGCGATTGTTGCCGCCAAGATTGCTGATGCGACGATCACGACGGCCAAGATCGGGGATGCCCAGATCACGGGTGCAAAGATCGCCAACGCCACGATTGGTACGGCGAACATCACCGACGGTGCAATTACAAACGCCCTGATTGGTGACGCGCAGATCTCAACAGCCAAGATTCAGACGGCTGCGATTACCAACGCCAAGATTCTGGATGCCACGATTACCGGGGCAAAGATCGCTAGCGCGACGATCGGTACAGCCTTGATTGCTGACGCTGCCATCGTTTCTGCGTTGATTGCGGATGCTGCGATTGTTGAGGCGAAGATTGCTTCAGCCGCTATCAGCTCGGCCAAGATTCAAGATGCTGCCATCACGAACGCAAAGATCGGATCAGCCGCTATTACCAGCGCCAAGATCGGTGACCTCGAGGTGGGCACGATCAAGATTGCTGGCAACGCGGTGTCATTCGGTGGTGCTGTGGTGGGTAGTGGCGCAGCCGGGTTCTATACGGCAGTCGGTGGGACGCTGGCGGTCACGGCATACGCAGGTGGCACGTCAAACGGCGGCAACCTGTTCTACATCATCGTAGACGGCACGACGATTGACACGTTCCCAGCTGGTGCTCCGGTGTGGAGAAACAGTGGCGGCGATGCTGGCGCTTTGTATATCGAGGCGTATGGCGCGATGTCGGGCGTGTCGTCTATCTATCTTGGCCCAGGTAGTCATTCTGTTGGCTTCTACTTGGCAGACCAGGCATACAGCCCCGCCAGGATTATTTGGAACTTCTTCCAGCGATGAACGAATACATTTCCTTTTACGACTCGACAGGCAAGATTATCGGGATGGCGTCATCCCAGGCAGAGGTGATGCCGATGATCAAAGAGAACACCACCGATCCGTATGTGGACGGTGAATGGTTTGGTCACCCTGTTTACGTACTGGACGGGCAAGTAACTCCCAGACCCGCAAACCCATCTGTCTTGACAGGGACAACGCTGACCAACGTGCCAGTGCCAGCCACGATCAAGATCAACGACGCAACATACGAATCAAACGAATCCAGAGTTGAACTCGGATTTAGTCAGCCCGGTACATACAGGGTTACGGTGATTGCCTGGCCGAACCTGGACAAGGAGTTCCAAATTGAAAATCCAGCATAGCGAGGACTACCGAAAGCTCAGAGCTGCGGAGTACCCAAAGATTGGAGACCAGCTGGACGCGATCTACAAGCTGGCTCAGTGGATGAAGAACAGCCAGTCGATGCCAGTCGAGACGTTGGAGTGGCTGGATCAAGTAGCAGCAGTTAAGTCGAAGTACCCAAAGTAGCAACGTTTGCCGACAGTTATCGCTATTAAAATAGCAAAACAGCAACACTAATCACTATATGTCTACCCGTTTGATTATCGATGACGATCGCGTCTACAAATTCCTGCGAGAGCAGGGTGTGGACTTGGCTCGTGCAGCGGATCAACAGGGCATCGGACTGGAGCGTGATGGTGAGCTGGTCGGCGGTGTGTTGTACGAAGGTTTCAACGGCCCGAACATCTGGATGCACTGTGCCGGAGTGGGCAATTGGATAACGAAGTCACTGCTCAAAGCAGCCTTCGCCTATCCGTTCGTTCAGCTTGGTGTCAGCAATGTCTGGGGCTGGGTTGACGCATCCAATGCCAAGGCTCGTCGGTTAAACGAACACCTGGGATTTACACAACAGACAGTGATTCCGGGTGCTGCCAAAGATGGCGACGTAATCATTTACCGCATGACACGCGAGGGATGTCGATTCCTCCGATAAGGATCTAAAGAATGTTTGATGAAATGAACCGCTTCGGCAAGCACGCCGATTTCATGGCCTTCTACGGCGATGAGTGCGATGACCCCAGAGACCCAGTAGCACGCCGTATTGCTGTTCGCAAGAAAGGCAACGTGTGTTTTGGCGGTAAAGGCGGAGACGCACCTGATCCCAACCCCGGCATGCTTGCATCAGCTGACGCTGCACGCGAGATCGCTCAGGTTCAGAAGCAAACGGCTGACGAAACGCTGAACTTCTACAAGCAGCAGTACGCCGAGATGAAGCCGATGATTCAGGAAGTCATGCAGAATGACATGAACATCGCCAAGGCGAACGCTGCCCGTGCGGATGAATACGCTCAGTACGAACGTGAGACGTTCCGCCCACTCGAGAAGAACCTGGTCAAAGACGCAGAGGAATACTCGACTGAAGGCAAGCGTGAAGCCCTGGCAACCAAGGCCGCGGCTGATGTCAACACAGGATTTACAAACGCACGCGAACAAGAGGGACGAGCACTGTCTCGCATGGGTGTCAACCCGAACTCTGGTCGCTTCGCTGCGTTAAACAAACAACTCACTCTCGGTCAGGCTGCAACTTCAGCTGGCGCAATGACGAAGGCTCGCGATGACGCTGAGCAACTTGGCTTTGCACGTCGGATGGACGTAACGCAGCTTGGTCGTGGTTTGGCTGGTAACGCATCTACTGCCTACGGCGTATCGATGGGTGCTGGTGAGGCGGCTCGTAACAGCGCGATCGCTGGCGGCAACTTCATGGGTGGCGGCTACGGTGCAGCTCAGGCTGGATACAGCGGCGCAGCCAACTCATACGGTACGGCAGGCAACATCTATGGCCAGGAATTCCAAGGCCGTATGCAGGGCTACCAAGCGCAACAGCAAGCATCTAGCTCAGCGATGTCTGGTATCGGATCCATGATCGGTACCGGTATCGGTGCGTATATGAGCGGCGGTTTGTCACTGGCAGCTGCAGCAGGGAAGAAAGCGGACGGCGGGATTATCAGAAAAGCGAATGGCGGCAAGGTAACGCGTCGTGCACTCAAGCTAGCTGATGGCACTCATGTTGGTGCAGGCCCAGTCGCTGGCCCAGGTGGCCCGGTCGATGACAAGGTACCTGCTCTGCTGTCAGATGGCGAATACGTCCTGCCAGCAGACACCGCAGCCAAGATTGGCAAAGACAAACTCGACAAGCTGGTTGACAAGACGCATACACCAGCCGCTGTACAGCGCAAGCGCAAAGCACTCAAGGGGAAAAAATAATGGCTGGTCTCGCCGGTTTAGGTGGCTTCGCTCAGGGCATGACCCAGGGCTTGAACAACGGTATTCAAATGGGCAAGGCGGCGCAAGAGCGTGAGAAGTATCAGCTTGAGCGCCCAATCCTTCAGGCGAATGCGCAGAAGGCCGAGCAGGAAATGACGTTCCAGCAGGACTATGCAGAACGGTTGAAACAGATCTACGCAGAGGGCGCTGGTGGTGAAGTCCAGAACGAAGACGGCACCGTTACTACCAAGCCACCGCTGGATCCAATCACGATGGAGCTGCGTGCGTCTGACGCAATGAAGCAGTCCATGTTCAAGGCTGGCATCAACGACATCAAGCGTCTGAAAGAAGCACGCGAGTACAGCAAGATGATCGAAGAGGAGGGTGTCATGGACGCGATGCAATACGCGCTCAAGAACCCGAATGATCAGGCGGGTATTCGTGAGCGCTTCAACGCCAATGGAAAAATCAAGCTTGGCGAAGACGTGACGATCGGAATCGAGCAGGGCGACTTCGGCCCGAAGGTTGTCGGCTACAAGGTTGGCGCAGATGGCAAACAGGTCAAAGCTTTTGATGGCTCTGATCTATTGAAGCCGTATGTCAGTGCGCAAACCCTGGCTCAGATCGAAGCTCAGAAAGACATTACCAGCGTCAAGGAACGAGGCGACGACCGTCGTACTGCATTGACAACTGGCGCAACGATTGAAGCTGCACGACTGCGTGAAACCGCAGCGGATAAGCGTCAGCGTGCTATGGATGACCGTCAGGACAAGCGTGATCAAAATGCCTTTGATCGCCAATCTCGAGCAGAAGCAGCCAAGCAACTCCGTGACGATATTCAAAGCATCCAGACTGGTGTTACTGCTGACATCGGCGCGGCTCTTCGCAACAGCATGAACTCGATCGATTCCGACCGCACCATCATTATCAACCGTGAAGCGGCGGCTCTGGCTGAATCTCTCTACCGTGATGACCCGCACTATCGCAACCGTCCGAACGCTGCACGAGCCGATGCTTCTGCTGCAGTGCTGAAGAAATACGGAATCAGTACAGACCCAACTTTCGTAAAACCCAATCCTCCTAAGAAGTGATCAATGGCTGAACTTTACAAATCCGCAGACGAGGCATCACGAGAGGTGCGCAGCACTGGGCAAACAGGTCAACTGGGAACAGAAGACCAGGCCCGGATGGAGCCATCTCGCACCGCGATTACGCCTCCTGATGCGGCAGTACCAGCAACACCCGCAGCTCCTCCAGAGCGCTATGTCAGCCCGATTCTGTCGGCGTATGAGAAAGCGCCGCTTGGTGCGCCAGTGGCGAATCAGACAGCGGAAGAGCCATACGAGTCTACGATCCTTAAGAACTACCGCGCCAGCTATGAATACGATCGAGCTGAGGCGGCAAAGAATGCACCAGCTCCAGTAGCTGGAAACAAAGACGGCAACTTTGGTACTGACCTGGTTGCGTTGACAGCCCTTGGCGTTGACAACCTGGCTGCAAATGCACGCGAGTTGATTGGTCGCGTCCCTGGTATTGGCAAGTCAATCGTTAACGGGCTGGATGCAATCGACCGCTGGACTACCGGTAAAGGTAGTGATCAGCTGATTCGTGAAAGCACGCAGAAAAGTAAAGAAGCTCTTACGCCAGAGATGACGTCGGCGCAGAACAAGCAGTGGTGGGATTCGGAAGCCGGTTCATTTGGTTCGGCATGGACTGACCCGCGCAGCTACATCAGCGGAATCGTCCAGTCTCTGCCAGAACAAGCTATCTCGATGGGGCCTGCGCTTCGTCTGGCTAAGGGCGTGTACTCAGCCAAGATCGCCGCAGGTGCATCAAAAGAGATTGCAGCGGCAGCAGCCGCACGTGCAGCCACAATTGCTGGCGGCATCTCTGAAGGTGCTTTGGCTGGCGCTGGCTCAGCCCGTGAAGTGCGTGACCAGGTGATGGCTCTTGATCCAAAGATCCTCGAGCAGTCACAGGCGTTCCAGACCTTGATCGGTCAGGGCATGGATCCGGTTGAGGCAAAGTCGGCTCTGGCTGAAGACCTTGCAACTCAGGCGTTCATCACGTCAGGCGTAATCACAGGCGCATTCGGTGGATTTGGTGATCGCGTCCTGGCGAAAGCAATCACGACTGGCCTTGGCAAAAACATGATCACCCGCGGCTTCAAAGGCGCTATCGGTGAAGGTGTGCTTGAGGAATTCCCACAGGAATATGGATCGAAAGTCGCGCAGAACCTGGCTTTGCAGCAGGCTGATTCGCGTGTTGGTGCGTTCGATGATGCGCTCAACAGCGGTCTTGGCGGTCTAGCCACAGGCGGTATCCAGGGTGGCGCAATGACTGCCATCGGCGGAAAGAACGCAGGCGAACCCAAGACCCAGGAAGTGACTGATACAGACGGCAACGTCACGGTGAAGTACAACACCGAGGTCAACCAAAACAACCAGGATCAGGCACGCCAATTCAAGATGACGGATGACGAGTTCAACTCGCGCATCCAGAACCCTGCCTACATGGCAGCTGAGTACCTGATGTCTGATGACGGTACTCGCGCACTCCTGCGTCAGGCCAATCCTGACATGGACTTCAACTCCATGATCAAAGATCAAGAGCTGGTCAATCAGGGATTGGAGATGCGCACCAATGATCCAGCCTGGAACTCATTCTTCACTCGACTGGAGGAGACCGGACAAGGCAAGCCGGGCACTTCTTCGCCTGCTGATATTAGCGATCCTAATAAGGACGCTCCGTTCGATCCATCGGATACGGCTGACAACCCCGCTCCACGTTTCACGCCTAGCCGCGCAAACATGGACATCGCTGGTGATCTGGCCAGCCAGGGGATTGATGAGGCTGAGGGCGTATTCACCCGCAACAAGCCAGGTGCAGATCAAAGCAATCAGCAACTCACTAGCGGCCCGGAGCAAACCGAGAGCGCCACGAATCCAGAGATGGATGTCCTGCGCGAGGGCTACAGCCGTGAGGTTCGCAACATTGAGGCGATGACAGATCCTGCTCGCCAGCGCTACACGGCAGACCAGGCCATCACCAGCATGATCCGTTCAGGCTTCACGTTTGATGAAGCCAACCAGATGTTTGGTCAGTTCATCACGCCGATCGAGGCAACCGATGTTGCTGACACTGGTGCGACTGAGCAACAAGCTCCGGTTGAAACGGTCAGCGAAAGACTGCAGACATTCAACAAGGTTCGCAAGAATCTGGTTAAGCAAGACAACGGCAAGTGGAAAGTTGATTCCACTGAAGCCGACTACGCCCCTGCCAACCTGTCGCCAGACATCTACAAGATCGCCTCTATGTTTGGCGTGAAGGTGGTCGGGTTCAAGTACACGGGCAAAGATCCAAAGATGGCACGTCGAGCTGGCTTGTCCACGCCTGACGGTATTGCCCTGAACGCTAGCGTGCGTGATCAGTTCCTGACCGTGTTTGGTCACGAGGTCTATCACAACCTATCCAAGCGTGACAAAGCCCTCGCCAAAGAACTTGAGGCGCGGGTGCTGGAGTACATCTCCGAGGAAGGCCGCGAGGCAATGCGCACCAAGCTGGCGAACATCGGCTATGACGCATCCAAGATGGACGAGGAGACGGTTGCTGATGTCATGGGCATCATGTTCCAGGACGCTCAGTTCTGGGAGAAGTTGAGCCAGGAAAAACCTAGCCTAGTGCAGCGTGTGATGCGCGTCATTGATGACTTGATTCGCCGCTTTGGTCAGTTGAACAACCGCTCAGAACTTGTCGCGTTGCACATCCAGGAAATGGAAACCGTGCGCGACATGATGGCTGATTTCGTCACGCAGGCTCTGGACAAGCAACAGGCTCAGACCACCGCAATTGATGAGTCAATCGAGATTGGTGATGACCCTGTGGGTCAGTTCAAAGCGATTGCAGCGACCGGTAACAAATCTGCTGCAGCCAAGTTCTTCAAAGAAGCAAAGCTGTTCCCAGTCATGGGCAACTTCAACGTGGCGTATGACGAGGCGAACAAGCCTGCACCTGCGCCAGTGGAGAAGGTTGCTCCAGTACAGAAAGCTGCAGCTCCGGTTGAGACCTTGCCTGGAGATATGCCGCCTCTGCGTGAAGCTGACAACCAGGACACATCACCTCCTCGCAAGCCTGGCAAGTTTGAGAACGGCACAGCTATCGACGCTGGCACGTACTCACCGCCACTCAAGGCAGAAGCAACAGACCTTGGCACAGCCGCCAAGGAGACTGATGCTCAGCGTAAGGAACGCGTCAAGTCAAAAGCTGCAGCAGCTCGCAAGACATATTCAGACGGCGTTGCACGCGCAATCATCAACCAGGATCTCGATTCCAAAGGTGATGGCGTTGTCACTCCAAAGGTTGAGTACGAGTTCCTGAAGGGCAAAGACGCTGAGGGCAACCCGATTGTGGTTGGCAAGGTGTTATCGGCCAACGGCAAGTACTACCGCTTCAACATCAAGCCTGACGGCAGCTTCAACTACGGCACCGCTGACAACGTTGGCGCTGTCATTGCCAAGCTCCCAGAGGGCGCTACGTTGCGTCGTGTCCGTGAAGGTGCTGACCCAGTTCAGACCAGCATGGATCTGTACGGCAACAAAGAGCAGGCCAACAAGTTCAAGGCTGAAGTCCAGCGCATCATGACTCAGGCATTCACGCCAAGTCGTGTCGCCCAGGATCTAGCCGAGCTGCGTCAATCGCTTCAGGACAAGTTCCAGACCCCGTTCTTCAAGAATGGCAAGGATCGTTCTGACGCTGAGTACATCTTCAAGATGTTTGCTGACGTTGGCGCTATCAGCTCTGACGACGTGGTGCAGAAGAACGAAGAGATTGATGCCATCAAGGCAGCGATTGAGAAGCTTCAGAACCAGGACGTGCGTGCGCGTGCCGGGATGGTGAAGGTCAACGCAGCCAAGATCGATGACGCTCTGGATAACCTGCGCCGCGACATGGCTGAAGCCGGAATGAGCCAGCAGCAGATCAATGAGATCGTCGGCCCAGCTCAGGACAGCTTAGCTGCGTTGCAAGATAACAACGATGCTCAGTCTGTACTGGAAGAGACCGGTAACGACCAGCCAACCCGTGACGAGAAAACGCAGAACCTGCCAGGTCGCCAATTCTCAGACGCACGTCAGGCTGCAGCTGCCGCTGTCGATGAGATCGTCAACTCCAACACCAGCCCGATCACGATCATTCGTCGTGAGCTGAACAAGCCCGACCGCGAGTTCACGTTCAGTGACCTGCGCAAGGAAATGGCTGCGCGTGGCATGGACATCTCTGAGATCGACCGTGAGGTTGCTCAGTGGCCTGCTGCTCAATACAGCCTCGAGTACTGGGTGAACAAGAAAGCAGGCGTGATGAACCCATACGCCGCCCGTACAGCCTGGTTCAACTCGTACAAAAACATCATGGCCATCTACAAGGGTGAGCCAGCGATGCAAGCGCAATATGAAAAAGAACTATCGGATGTCGAGCGTCGATTCATTCGCTCTATGGAGGCGCAGCGTGAAGCTGTCCGTAACCGTCGAGACGAGGTGGTCGATGAGTTTGGCGTAGGCAAGCAGACACCTGAAGAGGCATTCCCGCACGCGCTGTTCAACAAGTACAGCCTGAACGACATGCGCAACCTGGAGGAAGCAAACATTCCCGAGGATGACGCTGCCGTGCTGCGATCACTGGTTGGTGGCAACACCACATTCCTGCCCCGTTTGTGGCTGGATGACGTGGCGTATGCGATGGATGCCCGTAAAGACCTGCGTGATCAGATCCTGGCTGGCATGAGCGATCGTGAAGCTCAGGCTGTCACACGCTACTTACAGATGTCCGCGGCTGCTCTGGCTAACAACGAGCGCATCAGCGCACTGCGTAGCTACAGCACGATGCTGGACAACATCGAAGGTCTCGACCGTGAGGCTTACGAGGCGTTCAAACAGCAGATTATCTACGCTGATCTGAAGGCTATCCCCGCTGTTCTGCAACGAGCACAAGAGATTGCCGACATCACATCTCAAGCTAAGGACAAGAAGCAGCTGGGTGAAATGCTCAGCGCCTTCCTCGACAAGGTGTATCACGAAGATGAGATGCAGTCGCGCACCTTGGATGAAACCAAGGACGAGTTCGACAAGATCGCTGGACGTGGCACACCTGAAGTAACCGACGCGGATGTGGACGGCTACCTCGAAGAGATGAATCGTCTTGGCGCACAGGAAGGGCAGCTGGATCGCACCTCTGCTCGCAACAACCTGATGTACCAGAAGATCGCCCAAGCCATCGTTGATGAGCAGCAGGGCAACATCCAGGTCAACGAGAACGAAACACCTGCATCCACGAATGACCAGCCTGAGAACCAAGTTGGTCTGAGTGGTGACATCCAGTACAAGCGTGGTCGCTTCTCAAGTGGCCCAGCTGCAGCAACCGTGCAGGCTCACATTGCTGAGATCACCCAGAACTGGAAGAACAAGCCAAACGTCCAGGTCTTCTACAACGTAGAGCAGATCGCTGATCCTGAGCTGCGTGCACGCCTGACCGAACGAGCTGAAGCTGGCGCGTTCAAGGGTGCGATCGATCCGAACACTGGCGCTGTTTACATCTTCAGCCAGCACGTTGAGGACGTGGCCGACGCTGAGTTCGTGATGTTCCACGAGCTGTACGGTCACTGGGGCTTGCGTCGATTCTTGGGCGACAAGCTGAACGCATTCCTTGAGAACCAGTACCGCCTGAACAAGCAGATCAAAGCCGAAGCCGATCGCCAATTCAATGATGCGATTGAAGACGGTAGCCCCATGTCACGCCTGGAGTCGGTGGAAGAAGCCATCTCCGACATGGCAACCAAAGGCGAAGGCAGTCTCTTCCGCCAGTTGATTGGTCAGCTGGTGTCTTGGCTGCGCAAGCACAACATGAACACGGTTGCTAACTGGATGGACTCCAGCGGAACAGCCGAGCTGGCGCATGTCCTGGCTGCAGCACGTAGAGTGGCACGCACTGGTGAAGGCGTTTCGCCTATGAACGGTGCTCCACAGAAGGTGTTGTACGCACGCAACAATAAGCCGGTTGAACTGTTCTCTACCCGTGACGACAAGCTCACTGGCTACGCCCGTATGAACCCGGTCAACCAGTACTGGACGGTGTTCACGATTAAAGATCCTGCCACCGGAGACTTTGGCGCTATCACTGTCGAAGACCTGGGTGAGGCAACTGCAGTCCTGAAGAAGGTCGGCACGATCTCCAAGTCGAAAGACCGCGACACGCGCCAGCAGATTGACCCGAACAACCTCGAGCAGATCCCTGACTACAACAACCTGAGTGGCTGGAAGAAGTTCACCCGCAACGCTCAGATCCATTTACAGAACGTCTATCTGCCGATCTTTGAGGTGGCTCGATTCCTGGATAGCAAGGGCGTGAAGAACAGCGTGATCCAGGACTTGATCATGTACGAGTCACGTCTTGGCTACTTCGTCAATGACTTCGAGAAGCGCATCGCCAATCCAGTTCAGCGTTTATTGGCTGACGCTGGTAAGAAAGGCGCGACCGTCGAGGACATCGATGAGTACCTGATGGCACGTCACGCAGAAGAGCGTAACGACGCAATCAACACGATCAATCCAGACAACCGCCAGGGCTCTGGCATGTCCACCAAGGAAGCGGGTGAGGCACTCAAGCGATTGGAAGCCTCTGCCTTCTCGACTGAGCTGAAAGAGATTGGCAAGTTGATGGATCAGTTGAGCCGAGACAAGCTCAACGCGCTGCTGAATTCTGGCTTGATCAACAAGTACCAGTACGCCGCGCTGTCCAAGTACGAGCACTACGTCAACCTGTCAGGAAACAAGGCTCTTGGCCTGGATGCGTATGACAGCAAATCTCTGGGTGGCAAGGCGTTCAACCTGAAGGGCGCTGATGTAATCCGCTCAACAGGTCGCGGCACCAAGGCGGTTGATGTTCTGCAGAACACGATGAACTCGTACCTGTCAGCCATCATCCGTGCGCAGAAGAATCGTCCTGTTACCGCCATCCTGAAGATGATGGAGCAGAACCCAGATCCGACATACGTCACGATCGAGCCAATCAAAGAGAAGAAGACGGTCAACGTTGAGCGCCTGAACTTTGATAAGCAGATCCTGCGTGTGATCGGTGATGCGCCAACAGAATTCTCCGGTCGTGAGTACCTTAAGGAATTGAAGTCACGCGTTGAAAGCGGTGAGATTGATACTGACGATGCCTTGTCTGAACTGGCCAGCCGAATCAACGAAGCCGAACAGCGTCGAGATGGCATCACGCCGGCAGACGCAACCAAGGCTATCCGCCAGTTGAGCGAAGCCGTTGTCACATCCGCACGACTGTCGCCTGATGGCTACGTGTCAATGGTGGAAGACAACAGCCTGATGCTCGATCCGTCCGTCCTGGTTGCCAAGGTGGATGGTCGCCCTGTCGTTATGCGCTTTACTGAGCGTGGCGGTGAGTTCATCCAGTCGATCACCGGCATGAACATCCAGCAGGGCGGTGCGTTCACCGAGGCAATGGGCAAGTGGAACAGATTGTTCAGCCAGCTCGTTACCTCCTGGAACCCAGCCTGGTTGCCGATCAACTTCATCCGAGACATTCAGACTGCATTTGCCAACGCCTCATCCGATCCTCGTGTCGGTGTGAAGCTGGCCAATGAGATGCGTAAAGAGTGGATGCCTGCGCTCAAAGCTGCATGGCGCTACACCCGTATCGAACAGGCTGAGATGAAGGGCGAGGAAAGCAAGGCCATGCTCTCTGATGAGTGGCGTGACCTGATCCAGGACTTCTACAAAGATGGTGGCGGCACGTTCTTCCTTGACCGTAAGGGCTTGGAGCAAACGCTTGACAAGATCAACCGCCATATCAACGGGCCTCACGGTGTTCGCGAGAACATTGAAAGCAAGCTAGAAGTCATTGGCGACTTCATGGATTTGCTGGCTACACCTTCTGAATTGGCACCTCGCCTAGCTGCATACAAGGTGCTCTTGAAGAACGGCTGGTCACGCGAAGACGCTGCGCAGTACGCCAAAGAACTCACCGTCAACTTCAACATGAAGGGTGAGGGCAAGTCGTTCCGCTCGATGTACGTGTTCGCTAACCCAGCCATTCAGGGTACGTTCCGTCTGTTCCAGGATTACAGCCGCGGCGATAATGGCATTCAGCGCTTTATGCCTAGCAACCGATTCGCTGCTGTGGCTGGCACATGGATGATGCTTGGCATGCTCGCCAACTACATCGCTCGCGCAATTGGCGGTGATGATGATGAGCGCCCAGGTGTTGACCAGCTCGACACGATCCCTGGCTTCAAGCGTTCCACCTCGCTGATCTTCATGCCGAATATGGTTGGCGGATCTATCCCTGTGGCTTACGGATGGAACCTGTTCTCCACGGCTGGCACCTACATGTTTGATGTGATGACTGGGCGCACCAAGCCTGAAGTCGCAGCAACCAAGGTACTGGCTACGGCGTTCGATTCCCTGTCACCGCTTGGCTCTGGCGCTGAATCGAAGACGTTGACTGGCATGGGACTGAAGACGTTCCTGCCTTCACCTCTGGTGCCTCTGGCTGAACTTGGCTTGAACGAGAACCGCTTTGGCGCTCCGATCTACAAAGAGTCGAATGCGTTCTCTGACATCAAAGAGGGCAACGCGTACATGCACTTTAACAGCGTGAACCCGCTGTCCAAGGCAGCGATGCAAGCCCTGGCACAGGCAACTAGCGACGGCAACGCACGCTACAAGCCAGGTCTGATTGACGTGAACCCTGCTGCTGTTGATTACCTGATCTCGTCGTACCTGCCAGGCTTGTTCAACGAGGCGTACAGGTCTGCCGGATGGGCTGCTAACAAGATGGCTGGTCGTGACGTGAAGGATCTGCCAGTGCCAGTCGTTGATCGCTTCAAGGCGAAGACACCTGAAGGCTTTGATAACGGCGCAGTGAAGCGTGTGAGCGCAGCTGTTGACACTGTGTTCAGTGAGTTCAGTTCACGGGCAACATCGCCTGAGCGCCGCCAGCAAATTGTGAACGAGCACCCAAGTCTTGGAGCTGCAAAGGCTGTCGTCAGCGGGGTCAATCAAGACCTACGCAAGATCAGCAGCCAGCTTAAAGCGGCGGAAGAAGATCCGAGAATCTCTGATGCAGACAAGGTGCGGTTCCGCAACCAGATGGAAGAGCAGAAGAAATATCATGCTCGCCGTCTGGTGCAGGCCGCGGTTGCTTCAGGGTTTAAAGATGAGGTGATCGATAACAAATCCGACACCTTCATTGGCAAAGTCGGTGAACGACTCAGGAAGTGATTTGCTGTAGTCGATCGACTAACTCGATAAGGGGTTTCGCTGGGACACGTGCAATACCCAGTGAAACTCCTTGCTCTTCTGCCTCATTGGCTTGGCGGATCAGCTCTTCTGCCTTGATCTTCACAAGCAGTTCCTTGATTGCCTCCAGGTGCAGACGTGGCTTGGTCATCTCACGTTCAATCTTGGTGTAGTACGCCACCATCCCTGCCATCGAGACGTACTCACGGCGCAGGGTTTCCAAATCCATCCCCGCTACCTGATCCAACGCTTGCTGCTCAGCTTGTGCCGCGTATTCACGCGCATTGTCGTAGACGTTCATAACAGCTCCTCTCATGATGCCAATTTGTACAGACCGATGTTAGCGAACGCGTATCCGATATAAGCCATACACATCCCCGCATTGCCCTTCAACCCTTGCTCGATCGCCACGTATGCGTAGATCGCGCCTGTCACTGCTATCAACCACCCGCTCATGTGTTTTCCCCTGTTGCTTTGGCGAGTGCGGCTCTGGCTTGCGTCAATAACTTTAACGATCTACCCGCAAACCCGATAATCGTTTGACTTTCTTTGGCGGCAACATCAAACGCTTTCAACACCTCCACCAACTCCTGATTCACCTCATGCAAGCGGCGTAGTTCGTCTGCGGCGGCTTCACGCCATCGGTGCGTCCCTGCGATCCATTCACCGTTATCTGCTTCTTCAGCCAAACGTAATGCTTCTGGTTGTGTGTTCATTTTGTTTTCCCCAAGAACAGCGGCTCAGCATCCTCAACCGGGAACGGCTCCGACTTATCCATATAGTAATAACGGTTGCCTCTCCTGATACGCCAGGCCACAGGCTTATCCGGTTCATCAACAGGAAAGAACTCCTCATCCTGTTTGTATAGAAGCCAGAACACGAAGTTAATTGCGCAATACACAGCCGCCAGCACCAGGGCGATTAGCGCGATTGCATTCAGGAAGTTACTCACCCGTCACCTCCCGTGCCTCGAGCATCTTGTCAGCCAGGATGTATGCGTTCCTGGTGAGCGTTGTGTCGTCGTAGTTCACCTGACCCAGTGCGTTGCCACACCCAGCCACGATGCCTTGCATGGCTGCAGCTGCAAAATAGTCACGTAGCTTCATGCCAGACAGCTGGCCGGTTGAGTCAAATTGTGTTCTTGGAAATGCGCGTTCGTTATTCATCATTGGCCTCCTGGTGCCTTAACAAGTTTTCCTGCAATCAAACTGGGTGCCTGTTCAACCTTGGTCATGCGGTGATTCCACTTGCCAGGCTTGAGCGGCTTGAACTCAAACTGCTGTTTCGGCGTTGCGCCGCGTGGGTCAGCTTTCGTTACATCTGGATATGTCATTCTCATGCTGCTCTCTCCATTCTTTCTTTTGCCCAACGCTCACGAGTTGCCTTGCTTGCGTAGATCGATTCGTTCTTCCGGTTGACACAGGCGTTGCACACCCATCTCGTTGTTGTCTTGCGCTTGTACGTCTGACCGCCTTCGATTGAGCGCATGCCCTGACAGGCCGTGCAGTATTTCTTGTCTGTCATGCGACCTCCTTGTCCAGACGCTTTGCCGCCAACAGATCCGAGTACTTGTCTGGGTAGCGCAGCTTCAGCTTGTCGATGTTCTGCTTGGCAACCTCAGCCATATCCACCCCAAGGGCTTCGCAAGCTAGCGCCACGTACCAGAGCAGGTCGCCTAGTTCTTCCAGCGCATTGCCGTGATCCAGCGTCTTGTTGTAGATGGCGCTCTTCTTGATGGCATCGGCAAACTCACCGGCCTCGCCCGTCACTCCAAGCGCCGCATGCAATAGGTCGAAGTTCTGATCAACTCGCTTTGCTGTTCTCAGCGCATCACGCTGGTATTCGTAAAAATTCATGCTGTTTCCCTGTACCAAAATTGTTGCAAGATGAACTGCTATTTACTGCTTCACAGTGCTCGTTAGGTTGCGCGTCCCCGATTCAAGTTGTTGAATCTACGAGCTTATGAACAGCACTATTAACGCTATCAGTCGATTCGTAATCAGTAGGTCGGACGTTCGAGTCGTCTCAGCAGCACCAACCGAATCAACCATTTACAACTACAAGGCGTGGGCGGGGCGTAGGGGTCTGTACCAAAACCGTACCAAACGCCTTATCGACCATCGCCGCGGCATCCCTGAGGTGGTCAATCGACAGGTGGGCATACCGCTGCACCATCTGCGAATCCTTCCAACCACCCAGCTCCTGGATCACCTCGAGTGGTACGCCCTGTTGCCGCATGAGCGATGCCCATGTGTGCCTCAGATCGTGCCACCGCAGGTTCTCTAGTCCTGCCGCCGTGCATGCACGCTTCCACACCTTGCTTGGAATCTCCCGGACTGGAGCGCCACTGTCCTTGAGGAAGACCCACTCCGAATCGTTGCGTTGCTGTCGGAGGATGGCCAACGCTTCTGCGTTCAGCGGGATCCGCAACAACTCACCGTTCTTCATGTACTGCCCCAAGATCGTGGCGGACTTGTTCTCCTCGTCCACTTGATCCCACCTCAACCGCAACACGTTCCGACGCCGAAGTCCGGTCGCTACCGCCAGTCGAGCCGCCATTCCATACGGGCTAGGCAAAGCATCAACCAACCGCACCACCTCTTCGGGTGACAAGAACCGGAGCCGCGTCACCTCGCCTGTCTCAAAGCGGTACAGCGGGGGTTCTTCACCGGTACTGAACCACCGGTACTCCCGATACGCCGCATTCATCACAGCACGTAGGTAAGCGATTCTCCGGTTCACATCAGCCGGGCCGCGCTGACCACCACCCCGCTGCTTCGGCACCGTCAACCACCACGCCCTGATCTCTTTCACCATATCTGGTGTGATCTCATCGAGGTAGCTGACCTCACGTTTCTTGAACTGAGCTGTCCACCAGGCTGACTGTTTCTCATATTCCGAGAACGTCGCCAGGTTTTCGTGCTCCTTCAAGTACCGCTTTGTTGCCTCAGCCCAAGTCCTGCGGGGCTTCTCACCGAGTGCTCTCTCTCGAAAACTCTCGGCGTACTTCCTAGAAAGGATCTCTCTAGCCAGCTTCTCGTCGCCTGTCCCAGAGGATGTCTGGAACCGCTTGCCGTTGACTGACCACCGACCCCACCACACCGAACCCCGTTGGATAACTTTCATGATTCACGCTCCTTCGGGGACGCGCACAAACATTATATACAGCAACATAAATATATGTCAACGCTGCTAATACATCACGGTAAACGTTTGAACCATTTGGGGTAATGCGCCGTACCTTTGAAGATGCCTTCGACCATCTTGGCTACCTCTCTGGCACCGTCGTCCCCCATCTCTTTGCGCAACTGGGTGTAGTGCTTCTTGCGTCCTGCCTGGGTTCTGATTGCCGCTGCGGTGTGCACCCTGTCTTCAAACTCACGCTGAGTGCGTTCGATGTCCGCTGCCCACTTGGCTTCTTGTGCGTCGTCACTCATGAAACATGTCCACGCCAATCAGCTTTCCCGCCTCATCAAATATGTACACAACGTTGGGTGGGTAATCCGTGTTAGCCAGCACCTGTTTCAGATGTGTGCTGTAGAACACGTGCTGCTTCACCGTTTCAGGGCCACGAGACTCCTTGATGCGGTACTCAAACTCTGGTCGCCACGCAGGTCGATCGTCTACTTCCTGCCACCTGGTGCCTTGATTGGGACGGTACTCAATGGCGTACCCGTCAGCCCAAGCCTTGATGCAATCCGCATGAACGTGGGCGATCTCTTTCTTGATTGGCATACCTCTTCCTTCAAACACAGATTTATCTCCGTCGTAACTCAACACGGCTACTCCTTAGAAAGTTGCATGGCGGCACGATGGATACGTGCATCGAACCACCGACGTACTGCATAGCTACGAGCGACTGACACCCCGGTGTAAAGCAGACCAATCAGGAAGTTGTCGCTCAGTGAAACGTGGAACCCGAACAAGGGCAGGATCAACAGGTTGGCTATGTAGTTGATGCAGAAGCCAATCAGAATGTTGATACCCGCCTCGATCAGAGACCCCTTCTTGGTTTGCCTCACGTGGCTCATGGCAACAAGCTCGACAGCGCCACAACCCATCCGATGACGACGATAATCAAGCCGCTAATAAACGTCCACTTGACTAATACATGCGCCCACGGGAAGAGCTTGCCCCACGGATCAACGCTCTCCAGCGCAACGATCAACACCATCGAGACCACGAACAGAACCGCTCCAAACAGTGCGAACATCATGGCAACCACTCCTTGGGACGGTCATCCCCTTCAGGGAAGGTCTGTGCGTATAGCGTGAGCATACGCAGGTTGCACATCGCGTGAGCCAGGTGCGGCTGACCAGACTCAGGATCGATGTCCTCGCCCGATTGCCAAGCCGCTAGGTGACGCAGAGCGCAAGCCATCGGGATCGACCACTTCATCCCCTTCATCCAGTTGAAGCGCTTGTACTTGGCTTCGCCGTACATCCAGACGCGTGCTTCATCTTCAAGGGTGGACAGAGGGATCAAGCTGAGGTCAGCCTTTCCTGCGTTGTACCGTGCACCAGATCCACGCTCGTTGCTGTTCACGTCACCCACCTGCTTCTCGAGTGGGCCGAACGTCAATGCCACCGGATCATCAATCTGGTACGCATCAGCCAACGTCTTTGGTGTGAATGGCCATTTCTCCATGCGCCTTCTCCTGTTTCAGTTTGTTCAGTTCCTTTCTGAGCTGCTCGATCGTTTGATCCCGCTGCTCCAACTTTTCCATCAACCCCCGCGCCAGCTCCATCGACTGGTCGCAGGTCTCACAACTGTGTGTGCTCATCTGTATCTCTCAATTCCAAGTTCCCGAGCGACATCCCACATGTCTTCATCTAGGCTGGGTTCCGGTTCATACATGTCATCCTCTGGCCGTCGAGGCTTGACCGACCGACTACGTACAGGCTTGGGTTGCCTGACCTTCTGCACACGTGGAGCCTTGGGCGGCTTCTCAACCTTGACGGTTGGCGCTCTCAACTCATGGGCTGTATCCAGAATTTCAATCGTGGCAAACCTGAACCCGCACTTCTCGCACTTCCGCTTGCGCCGATACCCACGACCCTCGATCAACCTGGAGTCATAGACATCGGTGCGAGCAGAGCACTTGATACATTTCATCCAGCGTTGGCCTGATTAACCAAGTCACCGAGCAGCTCGTAAAACGCAAACGCAGCGGCCTCTGCTTGCGTCAGATCACTGTCATCGTCGCTTGCTCTATCAGCAACAAATTCAACCTTCACCGGGAAACCACCGTTCTCTTCGGTGTTCACGTCTTCAAAAGAAATCAATACCTTTGCCATTGTTGCCTCACTGAAGTGGATGTTCTGATTTAACCAACGTGCTTGCGTGTTCGAACACAGCCGTTGATGCGATACGCATTTGCTCGAGAATGTCATCGACCTTCTCTTTCTCCACATCAGCCATAGCCAAAGCAGAACCAGTCAAGACTGCGAACAGATGCGCCCAGTCTCCGATGTTCATCTCACGCTCGTGAGCCGCGGCAAAGTCCATCCACATGCGGGTGAATTCACCCTTGAGTTCGGTTACGTCATTCACTGGTGTTCCCCTTGTTGTATTGCTCACGCAGATACGAGTCGATGTCCTCGCGTTTGAATCGGTATGCACGTCCGATCTTGGCGGCAGGCAGAGCGCCGTTCTTAGCCAGTCGTCGCACGGTGAAGCTGGAGAGGCCAACGTAACCCGCCGCCTCCTCAACGTTCATCAGCTTGTTCTCTTCCATTTATATTTCCTTGCAGTGCTTCAATAAAAAATCTGGTGTGAACTCAACGAGCCTTGCGTCCATGAGTTCACGCTTGTTCATTTGCATGTGACCTTCCACGTCGAGCGCATCAAGCATGCAGACATAGGTCTGCCGAGCCTGGTGATACTCAATCACGTTCAGCCACTTCCCCGATGGCAAACGAATCCTCCGTCCGGTCAGCCTGATACTGAGAGCAGAACGGGGCAACTTCGCAGTACTCGGCGCACCGCTTGTATCCACCCTTTCGTTCTTCAATAAAAAGGCCGTCAGCGACTGGGGATTCAATGTCATCTTTGTTCTCATAAACACGGATGGCACGCTTGCCACCCTTCTTCATCAACGCCCACTTCGTCCCCTCGTACCAACGTTCATCATCAGTACACAACACCTTCTCTCCTGCTGATGCTTTTTGATGCAGGGAAACACGTTGGCATATGTACTGATAGATCACGTCATCAGGAAGAACCTCGATGTCGATCGACACGATCGGGGCAATGGGGTAATTCGCCTTACGTTTGGACTCGGACTTCTTCCAGTCACGCAAGATCGCCACGATTCGCAAGCCGTCCACCTTGTAGCCGTTCTGGATTGCAAGCCAACGAAGAATGTTGAGTTGCCAAGTCCAATCCGCTACGTCTCCAGCCATCACTTTGTAGGCGCCGGTGACCTTGTAATCGTCCAGGGTGGTGCCATGCAGGTCGATGCGATCGAACTGACCGGACAATTGCCAACCGTTGACTTCTGCATACAGCCGCTCTTCAACGATGTCGGACTTGTTCGCCCGTTCCAGGATGGTGTGCACCGCCTGGCCAAGCAACGCCCAGACTCGATCACTCACATCCTCAACGATTGAAGCCTTGAACTTGGAGATCAACTGACGACGCTGAGGTGAATCGATCAGCTTGGTCACGGAGATGTCCCCGCCACCTTTGTACGGATCGTTCTTGACAGCCTGGAGGATTGCGTCCGGCAGGTTGTATGTGTTGGTTAGATGCACGAGTCCTTCTCCGATTGATGAAGGAGTTCACGCAGGAGATAACCCTCGTGTGTCCAGATCTGTTTGATGGCGTTGTCGTAGGCGTAGCGCTTGCCGACTTCACGATCAAAGTTTTCAGCCGAGGCGGGGGTCGATGTTCCGATGAACTTGAATCCGTTCTCAACCGTCAAGATTGCAACGGTCGTCGTGTCATGCGAGATGTACGCCACGTCCTTGACCAGCGATGCGATGTGCTCGATCGTCACCTTGGGCGCTGTCTTGGTGGACACAACCTGCTGTGCTTGCTCAAGAGTGATTGATGGTTTCATTTACTCGTCCTCAGCAGGAGCAGGTGGAAGTGAAGCTGCTTGCGGCGTGATCTGAGGAATCGCAATGTCATGGATCAGATTGATCGGCGCTTGCGAGAACTTGTATGGAATCTCGGACAGCATGTTCAGCACTTGATTGAGCTGTTCGATAGTGAATGTGACTTGCATATGTGCTCCGTTATTGGTGGGTACTGACACAGCTGAGCACTGTTATATGTTCCCGCATACGCCCCTGTGTAAGGTCAATGCTCATGTGTGTCAGACCTCGTCTTTCCGAGGCGTCATGTTGGTTCCCATAAAGCAGGGTTTTCTTGTAAAGGAGATCTTCTAAAACACTTCAGCGCCAAGCCGCTAACACTCGACACCAACACAGCTGAGGACTCAAATCGCATCGATCGCCCATATCCGGCTGATGAGACCGACTGGTGCTTCAGGTCATCACTCCTGAACGAATCCTCATGTGTGTTGGCGCTGTCTTTCCAGCTGTCACCGAGAAGCAGATTTCCCTTTCGGTTACGGGTTGGGCCTGTGTAGGACAGGTGGAGTATTGCGGCGCACTTCAGATGCCACCGGAGACCGTGCGCCCACATCTGCTAGATGTCATGAAGAGTCTTCCGGCCTTCGTCCGTTACCAGTCGATCGTGTCTGCATCCTGGCGCTGAGCCGGGGCTTGCTGACGTGGAGCACCACCGCCATTCGCGCCTGTGTCTACGTCGAGACTGCCGCGCAGATACTTGGTACCTGCCTTGCTCGTCGCTTCCCAAAGACCGCCTCGATAGTTCGTGCCATCAGCCATCTCAATGACGACGTTGAACTGGGGTGCCTTGGGATTCTCTGAAGGCTTGGCTTTGAAGACGGAGATGTTGTTGTATTGCTTGGTCATAGTGGTTCCTTATGCGGGAGTTGTTGCGTTGGTTTTAATCTTGGACTGAAGCTTGGCTATCACTTCAGGGAGTACGGACTGCGGCAGGGCTACGAGATCACCAACACCGTATGCCTTGGCGATATTCGAATCTTTGACACCCGCTTGCTTGATCAACTCGAGAACGATCTTGAGTTCGTCTTCGCTAATCGTTGCGGGTGTTGCGGGTGAATCCATGAAGCCGGATGCCTTGGGCTTCGGGCCAACCACATGGGTTGTCGCATCTGGATCTTCATCAATCGGGATAGCGAACAGTTGAAACGCCATGTACTTGTAGGCGATCGACAGCGCTTTGTTCGTTGCCTTGTCACCCGAGTCCATCGCTTCACCAGGAACGGAGCAGACAACCGAGCTGCCGTCGATGGTCGAGTACACGGTGAAGTCAACTTGAACCGTCACGTAGAAGAGTGGGTTGCCACGACTATTAACACGCTCATTAACTTCACGATTCCTGATATTCGGGACGATGACAAGATCGGCTTCAACAAGATGCTGAGCCATCCGGTTCATCACATCATCAATGCCGCGGAACTTGAAACCCTGCGATTCGTTCTTGCGATTCTTGCCGATGCCGTTCTCTGCAAATGCGGCGATCACATGCTTGATTCCCTGCAGTACATGCGGTGATTGTGGTTTGGCATCTGCCATAAACCCTCCGTTGTTTTGTTTGACTGTGTTGAAATCATAACCTCATTTATTAGCCATTGCAATATATATTTGCACAAATCATAAATATATTTGCAGTGTTGTTATTAAGACACAGGTGAGAAGACTGAGATAACTCGACCTACGATGCGTAGCAGACCGAACACATCTTTAGATAGGCGTTGCTTCTTGCCAGCTCCACTGCTGAGCACAACACCGTCAGCCTCAATAGTCAGGCGACGACCGATGATGGCATCACCCTCTTGCAACAGGTACACCCCATCACTCGGTGTCTTCTGTTCACGATCGTCAACCAGGAACACGGTGCCTGCCGGGAACTCTTTGAAGCTGGAGTCTTCAACACGCACTAGCTTGATGTGATCAGCTGGTACTCCTACGGCTTGACAGAACCGCTCAGAGAACGCGAACCAATCGAGGACGGTACTTGTCTGCATCCCACCGAGAACGCCTGTCGTAGGCGCTGTATACCCGTCCAATGATGTTGGTACTGGCTTGCCAACTAGCGGGGCAAACCGAGGTGATATGTCTTTGATCTCAACCCTAAGCAACTTTGCAAACTTCGCAGCTGCTTGGAAGTTGAGGCTCACCTTTCCGTTGATGTACTGAGAGATTGCACCCTGGCTGTTGTAGCCCAGCTCCTTCGCTGCCTTCACCTGGCTTAGGTGCAACGTATCTTTCTTTGCAATCCAAAGTTGTTTGAGTCGCCGTGCATCCTCGCGCTCCTCACTCGACAGCTCTCTCATCACACACCCTTTCTTATATCGAGATTGTTGTTACTACGCCACGAAGTATCAGCACAGCAATTCAACATGTCAATAGCGCCAATCAATTATCTGTTGCACAAAAGAATCAACCCGGCTAATATTCAATCATCACGCGAATATGTGATTGCGGATACAACTGAACGGGTAACTCCTTAACAACGGGTGAGACGGTAGCGGTGTAATCCAAAGAGCCTCACTACTGGGATGTGAACGTAGGAAGAGAGGCGAGCGGTGGGGAAGGCAGACCGCTTACGTGAATGACTGCCGGGTGCTAAGAGACTCAGGGTGAGAACTCCAGCTGAACGTCTGCTCACGGTTAACCCGTGGGATAGACAGGGGTGCGTCCAGATCTAGCGTGATGTGGTTAAACAGAGTGAACAGTAAACAGAGTGACAGATAAAGAGTGACAGTAAGGGAATAGAAACAAAAACAAATAGGTTGAAGTCGCGAACTGGATGACACCGAGAAATAAACATAGTGACTAAGGGTTAACCCTATTGTTATTGTGTGTGCAATAAAGTATCATAACAACTTATAACATATCAATGAAGGGTATCAATGGCAACTTGGGCGGAACTCGGTATTGACTTGCGCGGACATTCATCCGGCGAGGTTAAGACTATTTGCCCGAAGTGTTCGCATACCCGCACCAAGAAATCCTATCCA